ATTCGAGGTCTTAAAGTCTATCCAGAAATAGAAAAGTGCGGGAGTAGAAACGAAGCATACGCTTACCTAAAGAAAAAACAAAAACTAAGGCGGTTCCTAGAATCATGAACAAAATCTCTGTCATTACCAGTCGCTTTGACATTACTCGCAAACAGCTAGAGGGATTCCGTAATCTATTGCCCATCTTTGATAAGGAAAAGCATATCTTTGTCTTAGGTGGGGATGAAGCGGATTACGATATATTCCTTTCTCTATTAGGACAAGGCTTTCCAGTAGAGGTCTATCCTCATGCTGGTAATAGCCATGATATTGATAAGTATAATGGAGCTAAGATTGTCCAGTCTTCCCTTCCATTAAGAGATAGAAACAAGAAGATGATTGATGATTGTGAGATACTAGTTGGTATCCCGCAAATCTTCAATGAATACGAAGACTCACCAGCGTGGAAGACTATTCGTTATGCCATGCAAAACAAAAAGGAAGTCTATATTGTTTCTCCTAATGGTTATGTTTGGGGTCTTGAATGAATATAACTTTGATAGACCTATTATGGAGCAAGACAACAATAGATGACAAGACAGGTTGTTGGGTCTATCAAACAGGAAGTAAGAATGGTTCTATACGTTATAATGGAACAACATGGCAACTTAATCGTTTATCTTTATGTATCTATCTAAAGTTAAAATATAAAGATATATCTTGGAAAGCATGTCATGTTGATGAGTTATGTTCTAATAGAAAATGTTGGAATCCAATTCACCATTATGCAGGAACCACTAGTAGTAACGCATTAGATTCTATTAAGAAGGGAACACACTTTAATAATAACAAAGCCCTCTGTAGTAAGGGACATTTGTATGATAGATTCTACAGTAGTGGAAGAAGTTGCAGCATTTGTCAAAACGAACTTAGAAGAAAGAGGAGTTAAAGAGATGCCAAATATCCCTGGTGTTATTGAAACTTTTGAAAAATTAAAAGGACTGCATAGACGTAAGAATGAAGATTACGCTGGTGATAGAGGACCATTCTATAACTTTGAATTTGCAGATTATTTCAGTTCTCTTTTTCAGAACACTAGAGATAAAGTCTATGCTGTTATAGTTGGTATCAAGCTAGCACGATTAACTATTGTGTTAACTAAACGTCCAGAAAATGAATCAGCTGAGGATACTTTCGACGATACTATCACATATATTACAATTTGGAAAGCAGACTATATGTTGCGTAATAAACGTGAGACATTACATAACAAGGTAGAAGCTGCTACTGTTAGAGAGACTAAACCACCTGAACCTTATATTGCAGTTCCCGGTGAACAATGAGTAACTTCTTCTGTTATATATGTGGAGTTCAGTTAGAATCAACTGACCTATCTATTCCTGTTAATGTAGCAGGTCCATTACCATTTGGGCAAATGCACGTAACAGTTTTTTGCCATTATATGTGTGGACTTAATTGCTACTTGGACATAAAAGGAATAGAGAACCTAACAGATAAGGATAGAATTGCTATTGAAGGTAAGCTAATGGAGGTGTTAACCTCTCTAAGTGGAGGAACTAAACAGTGAGATTGTTAAGCGACAGAATGCAGGAGTTTATTGATTGGCTAGAAGCTAATACAAACTTTGCTAATTGGCCTGAATCAAAAAAGACAGAGACTCATAAGCAACTAATTATATGTATGATTTCTGACCCACCAGTATGTGATTGTGAGATATATCAAACTTGTGATGTTTGTCATCCAAAGGAGAAGCTCAATGAGCGATAAACCAGAGAATGTTAAGTGCCCTGATTGTGGGGCAGGAATATGATTTTAGTTTTAGGGAATACTTTAGAAAGTAATATACCAGTTTTAACTAGACTTTGGAAACACAGTTCTGTTAAAGGTAATCACTGGATATGGACTGGAGCTATTGATGATGGAGGAAACAAACCATATGGAAAGATTACTATAAATAGAAAAACATATATAGTTTCCAGGCTGTCACTTTGTATATTTCTAAAGCTAAAGTATAATGATTCTTGGCTTGCTTGCCACAATGATTCACTATGTGGTTATACATTATGTTGGAACCCTTTGCATTTATATGTAGGCGACAAATCAACAAATACATATGATAGCATTAAAAAGGGAACTCACTATAAGTCACTAAAGTTTAAATAATATGCCAAACATGGTGCCAGGCCAAGGGAATCCATACTCTAAACTATTGATATTAGGTGACTTCCCCAACCAGACAGATGATAGATTAGAGAAACCATTTAACGGAGCACCAGGAGAATTATTAGATAGGATATTCACAGAACTAGGTCATCCAAATTGGAAAACAGATTTCTGGTTGACTAACGTATATAGATACCGACCACCATTTAATGATGTAAAACAAATCAATACTGTATGTGACCCGGATGAGGAAAAGCAAAGACTCTATAGAGAAATCCTTTCTATTAACCCTAATTGTATCCTTGCTATCGGCCCTGTTGCTTTTGAATGTGTTTCTGGACTTAGTAAGATACTTCTTTACAGGGGTTCAATATTACCTAGTCAAGTAGGAGACTCTAAAGTAGTAGGAACAATACATCCTGGTCATTTAGTTAGAGCTTCCGATGAATCAGAAGACCATGATGAAAACAAAGGGATGTTCTCTTACGTCTGGAAATGGGTAGTTCAAAATGACATCAAAAGAGCAATCACTGAATCGAAGACAGTGGGCTGCGACCTACCTCAAAGGTCACTCCTTATTGCAAGAAATAGTGTTGACGTATCAAGGTTTATTGATAGGAACATCAAAAGCGGGGATAGAGTCTTTGCAGACATTGAGACAATTAAATCAACAGTTGCAGGATGTGTTAGTCTTGCTTGGAACAGATATGAAGCCATCTCAATCCCCCTCTTCCCTAAAGTCGGAAATTATGAACTCTGCACAATCCCAACAACAGACCTCGTCTACATCTGGCAAAAGTTAGATTGGTTATTTAGGAATGTATTAGTAGCCGGCCAGAACTTTAAGTTTGACCAGGCTAAACTGGAGATGCTTGGCTTTAGATTCAAAGGTCTAAAGTCTGACACCTCTCTAAAAGCACATACTATCAACCCGGAAATACCTTATGTTGGTTTGGCGTTCATCAGTTCAATTTGGACTAGAGAGCCTTACTATAAAGACGAAGGCAAAGAATTCATATTTGGAAAGCACGACATCGACCGCTGGTTTTTATATAATGCTAAAGATTCCGCGGTGGATTGTGAAGTTGATGAGGTTCAAGAGAAAGAACTGGAAATACTCTCAGATATTTACAAGACGGACCTGAAAGGTTTTTACTATAAGTATATCACAAAGCTCCATCAACTATATTATGAGATGGAATATAATGGATTTAGGGTAGATGATGGTCTTAGAGATTACTTGATATGTAAGTATAAGACATGGGCTGAACATATTAAGGTAAAGCTGGATGTAGCAGTAGGAAGGAATATAAACTATAACAGTCCAAAGCAGGTAAAGGAATTACTATATGAGCAGATGGCAATTAAACCTATTGACCGCGACCACGGAACTAATGAAGATGTTATTAGTAGACTATTGAAAGACAAGGTAAAAGATGACACCTATCGAACAATATTATCGGATATACTCGAAATACGCAGAGTTAATAAGACACTATCAACATATCTCTATGCAATGCCAGACTTTGATGGCCGTATGCGAACACAAGTTAGAATCGCTGGAACAGAAACGGGTAGAAGTTCAGACAGTGTTTTGGAACCCCCCGTTAGACCAGTCAAAATTGGATTCGCTTTCAAAACACTTACAAAGCATGGGGATATCGGACAAGACATTAGAGGGATTCTTATTGCTGATGAAGGATATGTCATTGTTAACATTGACCTTAGTCAAGCTGAGGGACGAATCGTAGCTCTGTTGTCTAAAGATAAGAAACTATTAGAAGCATATGACAACATCGACATTCATAAGAGAACAGCAGCATTGGCTTTATTTACAGGCCAACTTAACCTGGACTATGCTTATGACCCGGTTGCTGATGTTCTTGGTAAGGATAGTCCTGAAAGATTTATAGGTAAAAAGACACGACACGCGGGCAACTACTTCATGCAATGGAAAGAGTTTATGAAGCAGGTTGTTAGTGATTGTCGTAGGTTCCACATTCAGTTTACTATATCCGCTTTCTCAGCTAAGGTAATATTAGAGAGATTCCATGCCGCATCACCTAGTATTATGAACGTATTTCATGCGGAAGTTAAAGACCAAATAGATACAACGAGAGCACTAATCAATCCATTTGGTAGATTACGCCGCTTTTTTGACCGACCAGGACCACAGCTATATAAGGAAAGTTATGCTTTCATTCCTCAATCGACTGTTAAGGATAGACTCACTCACAGTCTATTGGAAATACGCGACAAGAAATACCCGATTAAGATGGTTAACGAGTCTCACGATAGTGTTACTTATCTTATGCCTATTGGTGAGTATCATGATATCTGTAGGGAACTAAGACCTATTATAGAACAACCCATTGACTTCTCTACCTGCTCCCTTAAAAGAGGTTCACTGATAATACCTTGTGACTTTGAATATGGGGATAACTACAAAGACCTACAAAAGCTTAAGCTCTAGAAAGGCGAATTATGAGCTGGCTGGAACTATTGATAGAAGAAACTGATTTTGTCGAAACCCCTAAACAATGGATATATTGGAGTGGATTAGCAACAATAAGTGCAATAGTCTCCCCCAATATAGTCATTAACAAAGGGGCATACAAACTCAAGCCAAATCTTTATATCCTATTGATTGGACGTTCAGGATTAGGTAAAGGATTTGGTCCTAATGTAGCAAGAAAATTAGTTCAGATGGTAGACAATACTAGAGTTATATCAGGAAGGGGGAGCATTGAAGGTATCATTAAGGAATTGGCTATTGTCAAAGCTAAGGAAAATGGCAGCATACCATTCAAAGATGCAAGGGGATTTTTATGCTCAGGAGAATTTGCTTCCTCGTTATATGAAGCTACCCATGCCCTTACTATTCTTACTGATTTATACGATGCTCACTATAATCCTGAATGGGTTAATACACTTAAGAACTCTCCTGTTGAGAAACTACGCTTCCCCTGTTTAACTCTACTAAGCGGAGCTAATCAAGATATGTTTGACATGACAGTAGATAAATCCCATTTAGGTGGTGGATTTATTGGTCGAACATTATTGATTAACGCTGATAAGAGATACCGCTCTAACAGTATGATATATGAAGAAGGAGAAAAGGAAGATGAAGTAGATTATGAGAAGTTAGCTTGTTATCTTAAGAAACTATCCAAATTAGAAGGAGCAATGAAATGGTCATCTGGTGCTAAGAAAGTATATAATGAATGGTTCTACCCTTATAGAGAAATGGAAGTGGATGATAGAACTGGCACCCACGACAGAATGAATGACCATGTTATTAAGATAGCAGCATGTATATCATTAAGCCGCAAAGAGGATATGGTATTAGAGGAGGATGATATAGTAGAGGCTATTGCAGCTTGCTCATCATTAAGTAATACTGCTAGACAAATGGCAGGGATGCAAGGACAAAGCTCTGCATCAGGGATGCTTAAATCCTTCTTAATGATTATGTTTCAGGTTGAGAACTATACGCTCTCTAGGAAAAGAGTATTGCAGAAAGGCTTTGGAGAGTTCGATAGCTCTGAACTTGATAAGATAGTAGAAACTTTAAGTCAGATGGGATTCGTAGTTCAAACAACTGGCGGGAAAGAGATTACTTATAAGCTCACCAAAGGATGTATAGAATGGTGGGAGAGAAAGACTAAGGGTGGTCAGTGATGTTAGGTCGAGTAAAGAATATCAAACCTTCTCTATATGGCTTTATCCTTGATGAAGAAGGAAAGGAGTATTTCTTTCATGCACAAAACTATAATGGAGATTGGGAGGAGTTAAAGTTAATCTCTCCCCCCATTACCACTAAAGGACCAATAGTTCAGTTTACTCCAGTTAACGGTCCTAAAGGATTGAAGGCTGAAAAGGTAGAGTTTGTGGGTGACTTTTAACGCCCATAATCCCAGACTGATTTACCTCTCCTATTAGAAGGAACAGGGGTAAATGGTTCAAAGGCAAAGGGATTCTTTTTCTTTTTACCATACTTTAATGGAGCTTCTGCTACTCTAGCGATAGCTTCCTCTCCAGTCATTCTACCTGTTGCATAGTTATAAGGAGCAGCAGCCTGTGGCGGTCCAAAGTTAATAGTCTGAGATAGAGTATTCCTTAATCTCTCAGCAGTCGGAACCTGCCTACCATATCTATCTCTAGTTCCAACAATATTCTTTTCTCCCTTATAATCCTCACCACTAGCAACCGCTAAAGCTGCATGAGTTAATGGTGAACCTCGTCCTTCTAATGAACTCTCTAATACCTCTGCACCACCACCTTCTTCAACAGTAGCTTTAGCAATCTGCATTGGAATCTTAAAGAAGTCACCAGCATTGTTGAATATCTTTAAGCCTCTGGTCTTCTTGTTCTCTACATCTTTACCTAACTTCATAGTAAACTGGTCAGATGTAGAGTTCTCCCACATGAACTTACCAGTAGCCGCTTTCTGTGCAAGATTAGCAGCAGCATAGATAGCTAACATCCTACCACCAGCTTTAGCATAAGCCTGAGTAAGTGGGTCTTTAGGATTGGATAGAATCTTTACCATAGACTTAGGAACATTGATACCCAAATCAACAGTAGACCTGAACCAATCAGGAGCAGCCATTGCAATCTTAGCAAAGGTATTGAAGTTCTTGTTATGATACATCAGGTCTAGATTCCTACCTGAATAGAATGAATCTCCTATCTTAACAGCAGCTTTACCTGCCTCATCTTCAGTCATTCCCTTCTTGAGATTCCTTTGGAAGTTATCCCAAGTAGCTTCTAATTTAGTAGCAGGAATAGTCTTATCGAACAGAGGCTTTTCAAAATACTTAGCCTGTAATTCAGATAACTTATTAGCCGCTTCCTTACCCTTACCAAATATACCTTCAGTATTTTCAAATAGATTACCACCAGGTGAAGGATTCTCTACCTGCCCTCTATAACCCCACCGCTTAGTAAGATATTCAGCTTTTTTAGCATTCTCATCTAAATACTTACCAGCCGCTTCCGGGGACCAAGCATACTTAAGAGCCTTTAGATTCCTCTTAATACCACCTTCCATAAATGAACGACTCATAAATGGAAAGGCCATGTTAGCACCATGAGCGGTGAACAATGGCTTATTAGGAACAAGGCCAGAAGATAATGCTAAGTTAGTCATCTTACCTGAGAACCTAGCAAGAGCTTGACCTATACCTCCACCTACTTTTTCCTGACTACCTAAGTAGTTTTCTAATACAGCTTTAACAGATGGGTCTGCATAGTATCCTTCGAATGAACCATACTTAGACTCAATCTTTTGCATACCAGAAGTTCTATTCTTAGCCTGAACAAGATAACCCTGTTTCCTCAGACTCTTTAATGCCGCTCGGTCAGCGATTAACTTATTAACTCTCTGAGCATACCAATCCATTAGCTCAAGAGGTTTCATCTTTGGCTTAAGACCCTTCTCAATACCCTCTGCATAATCGTCAATAAAAGACCTAAACTGGAAGGATGCTTTCTCCCTCATGGTCTTATTACCAAATACAGCAGCTACTTCTTCAGGTGTATTATCCCACATCTGAGGTAAGTAGTTCTCCTTATAACCTACCTTAGCTCCCTTTGATTCTAATAGAGCATGAAGGTTATCAAAGAACTCTCTAACTCTAGGATACTTACCAGCTTCTACATCCTCTTGGAATGGAACAATCTCATCCTTACTAATATGACCAATCTCATCCTTAAACTCATCTCTAACTTGTTTACCAATAATCTCACTAGCACTACGACGCTTAATGAGTCTATCAGTAATCTCCTTAAACTTAGGATTAGCTTCCATGAACTTCTTATAGAATATCCTACCTACCTTACCTACAATAGTAGCTGGTTCTACTCCCTTTTTCTTAGGAGGAATTGGAGGTTCTCCACTTTCTGTTTTTTTAGGTGAAGTAGGAGGCTTATTCCCACCACCAGAAGCACCATAACCAGCTAATACAGCAGTTCTAGTTCTATTAGGTAACTTATTAAATTGCTCTTTAGTTAATCCCGTAACTCTAGAAACATAGGCTTCTTTTGTCTCTACAGATGAAGCTTTACTTTCTCCAATACTTGGTTCAATTCCTCCTTGTCTTCCTTTGATGTTTGATGGTCCTTCTTTACCAATTCTTGCTCCCGGGATAAAGAACTCATTGCTGTTTGGTATCCAAGGGACTGCTTTAACTTGTTGTAATACTTCAAGTAACTCTGGAAAATGTTGTCCGTTGGCATCGAAGAATCCCTTTCTTAAAGTATCAATTATTTCTGGTAATTTGTCAGCAGACAATCTTCTAATTGCTGCCATACGAACACCATGAGAGTAAGACATTTCATCACGAATTATATTATGTGCTAATTCATGCTCAAGAGTGTTTATTACATCAGCAATAAAACTATCTGGTCTTCCCTTTGATAACTGAGTCATATATGGTAAATCAATAAATGCTCCAAATTCATAATTTAATTTCTGATAGATAGTATCAAGGTCAATATCCATTTCTCTAAACATCTTCTCTATACTTTTTATCTTTTTATGTTCTGCAAAATTAACTCTTGGATTAGAAACATTAACCCCCCATTGTTCTCCAGAAGGATGGGTAAATGCAAATCCTAATCTCTTTAATCTCTTTCTAATAAGAAACATTTCCTTCCCAATTTTATCTGTTGGGTCAGCAAGAGGTCTTTCAATAGCATCTAATATGATATTAGTGGCCTGTCTTAACGCACTACCCATCTTCTTAAAAGCAGGGGAATGTTCAACAATAGCTTTACTCTCAGGTGATAAATAGCTACCAGGTTTATTGATATGAATTACATCATTCCCATCTGCACCAAGTCTTACTTCTGATTGTCCATCCCATACCTTTTGAATATACTCTGCTTCAGCTTTCTCTCTAGCTTTTCTTTCCATTCTTTCAAAAGGGTCTTCATTAGGTCTAACAGCCATTTCTTTAGGTTCAATATCAGGTCCTCTAAAAGTATCCTGTCCCTTTCTCCATTCCTTTAGAACTTGTTGTTGAACATCCTTTGGTATCTTCTGGAATTGTTCAATAGGAACATTCAAAGTTCTCTTAATGAAATCAACAGCAGACTCACCTTCAATAGGTTCTGGTTTAGCTTCAATAGGAGACTCTACTTTAGGAAGTTCTTTTACTACTTCTTTAGGAACAACAGACGTTTCTACTTCTGGTAGATTCATCCGCTTATTGGCAATATCTGCCATATCAGCAAACTTAAGAACTCTACCTCTCCAGGTTTCACCCTTCTTTAATTCAGCCTTACCACCAGTAGACAGAACATCTCTATATTCTACATCTTTTGCACCAGTAGCATCCATCTCTGCTACAATAGCTCTATACCTTTCAGATAAACTTCTGGTAGCTTCATGCTTCTTAATAGTTTCAGCATGAGGATTAACTGGTTCTTCTGTCTTTGGTTGTTCAACAGGAGGCAATTCCTTTACAACCTGCTTAGGAACAACAGAAGTATCTACCTCTGGAGTAGCAGCAGCTTTAGCAGACCTAGCAGCTTGAACTGCCTTTTCATAGTTTTCAGCAGCAGTAATCTCTCTCTGTCTAAAATGTTCAATATTAGCTTCTGCTTCTGCAATAGACCTTATTTCTGTTTTAGTAGCCCAATCTCTTTCCCAATCAACTTGCTCAGGAGGCATCCCTTTAATCTTAGCAAGTTTAGCGACCTTTTCTTTTACAGTCTGACCATGTGCCCAAGAAACATAAGCTAATCTTTGAGTAGAACCTGGCTTACCTTTCTTTGGCTCAGTAGTAAATAACTTTGGTCCTGTCGGTTCTGCCTTAGCTTTAGGAGTCTTTGGAGAAGTTAATACAGCACCTTCATTAGTAGGTAGAACATTAGTAATAGAACGAACAGAATCTAAAGATGCCTGTAAGTTAGCTTCTGAGATACCAAGGGACTTCGCGGTTTTGGCAATATCCATCCCATTGGCATTGAAATCTTCTACTATAATACGAAGTCTAGGAGTAAGACCTTCAAACTCATCTGCTGGTATAGGTGCTACATTACCTGCTTTGTCTCTAATCTTAAATGTTGGTTGTTCTACCTTTGGTTGAGGCTGTTCAACTTTTGGTTGTGTAATAGGCTCAACAGTAGGTAGAGTTTTTACTGCTTCTTTAGGAACAACATTTGTCTCTACTTTAGGTAATTCCCTAATAGGTTTCTCAACAGGTAATGGAGCCTCTACTTGGGGAGCATTTAGATTAGCCTCAACCCACTTATTTGCCAGGTAATCAGAATTAAATGGACCAGAGGGTCTACGTAATGTTGGACTCTCTACCCAATATTTTCCATCTTTCTTTAATAAAACTTGGAATCCAGTTTCACTAGGGGCAGGTGGAACTTCTGGTTGTTTTACAGGTTCAACAGGAGCTTCAACAGAAGGTAATGCTCTAACCTTTTGCTTAGCTTTCTCAAAAGCATCTACTACTTTCTGTTTAGGAGTAGGAGGAGCTTGTGCAATAGGAGTTACTGGAGGTAATGGTTGTGCTTGTTGTGGAATAACAGGTGGTTGTTGAATAGGAGTAGGTGGTATAGATGGAACTTGTTGAACAGGCGCAGCAGCTTGTGGAGCAACAGGAGGATTAACTCCCATATCAATAGAAGACTTTATCTTATCTCTAATAGAAGTGGCTTCTTCAACAGAGACACCTAATCTCTTCTGAATAGTAGCAACAGATGGAACTCTACTCTTTGGTTGTCCATTAGCAGGAGCAGTAGGAGGTGGTCCACTTGGAGGAACAACACTAGTATCTACATCAGGAACAACTTTAACATTAGGTTTACCGGCTGGTAATGCAGTAGGGTCAATACCTTTAGTTCTAATCTTTGGGTAGGCAGCAAATCCACCACCTAATGCACCACCCATTACTCCGCCCATTACTCCAGCTTCACCTACTTGTGGTAAAGATGGTAATTCACCAGTCTCAGCTAATTGTGTTGGAACAGTAGCAGCAGCATTAACAACTCCACCTTCTAATGCTGCTCTACCAGCATACTTACCAATTTGTCCCCAAGTAGCACCTGCACCTGGAAACTTACCTAAGAATGGAATAGCACCTACACCAGTTTGAACAGCTACTTGAGCAGGATTAAACTCTTTTCTAATACCTCTAACTTTCTCATACCATTCAGCTAATCCTTCTCCAATACCAGCACCAGCAGCACCACCAATAGAACCACCTGCTAATGTTCCAACGCCCATAGTAGCAGCGCCAGTAGCAGTTCCACCTACTACTCCACCAACAACAGCAGGAATAGTTCTTAATCCACCAGAAACCCACTTATCTAATGTAGTAGGTTCTGTAGAAGTATTAACCCGCTTTACTGGAGCAGGCGGAGGAGTAGGTTCAGGTCTGTTTTTAGCAAACCAATCATCTTCTTCCTCTACTTGAGTAGGGATATAATTCCTGCGAACAGGTTTATTTTGTTCAAACCAATCTTGTGGCATTGTATCCTACCTAGCTGGATTCAATTGAACATGCCAAGGTTCGGGATTTTTGAATCCACCACCCCAAATTAAACCTTCTTCTTTAATGATTCTACCAATAGAATCCCAAACTTTCTTACTATTAACTTTCTTACCATTCTTATCATAGACTTCTAAATCTGCTGCTTGCCCAGTTTGATGTTGTGACTTAACCTTTGTTCCATCAGCGGGTGTAACAACTTTACCTGGAGCAGTTCTACCTTGTGCAAAGAACTTAGCTTGCTCCTCTGGAGTTCTAGTCTTTGCATTAGGTCTAATAGTGTATCCAGTCTCAGCCTGCACTCTCTTAACAATACTAGACATCTTATCAGTAAAGGTCTTTTGTGCAGGAACAGCACCCAAATTATTAGGATTCAACCTAATTGGGTTTTCAGTTGGAATATTACCCATTGCTCCAGGACTTAATTCTACTGGTGGAGCAGGTGGAGTTAATGTAGCATTACCACCAGGTAATCCCATTAAAGGATTTGGAATTGCCATCCTCATTGCAGCTTCCTCTGGATTAGGTGGTGGAGGAGGTGCAGTAACAGGAGCTACATTAGGAGATAATCTACTAGCTACTTGTCTTGGTAGATTATTATAGTTAGGTGGAGCAGGAGCATGAGAGGCTCTAGGATTAGATGGAACAAGTAAATCTTTAGTTGGTATATGTGACCCTTGTGGAGCCATAGCATTCATAGAAGGGGCGTTAATAATTCCTCTCTGGTCTGATGGTAAACCAATACCTGGTTGTTTACGCATTGGACCAGTTAAACCAACATTAGGTCCAGGAGGAAATGGATTACCACCAGTAGGGTCAAATGGATTCCTAGCAGGTGGAGGAATAGCTGCCGCTGTTGCTGGTAATGGAGCATTAGCTGTTGCTGCAAACTTATTTGGAGCTGGAGCAGCACCTTCTTCATAAGGCTTAAATGCTGGTGGTTTGAAATTACCTGCTGGAGCACCAGTATTAGCTCCACTAGTAGCAGGAACATTACCACCAGTAGGAGCACCACCACCATCATTAACTATTGTAGCACCTTTAGAAAGATAGTGCTGAACTTGAGATTCTGGAACCTGACTAGTTACTCCACTAGGAGAACGCATAGTAACAGTTCCACCGGAAGGAGAGCCACCAGTAGGACCAATCATACTCCCAAGATTCTTAGAACCAGCAGAAGGGTAGTTCTGAGGATTCTGGTCTTTATCAATAGAATAAGCAATCAGCTTTCTAACCTTCTCAGTAATAGCAGGGTCGCCAAACCAAGGAGTATAGGCTCTAGGAGTTCCATTATCATCAAACTCTAAGTAATTAGCAGCTGATGGTGGCAGAGCATTCTCTCCTTGACTCGGGTCCATAGCAACCGCTAAATCTAACATAATACCTTGAGCTATTTTATCAGGAGCAGTCGCGGCATTGGCTCTTAATCTATCTTGTGCTGTCTTAATAGATGCTGCTGCTCTAGTATTCGCTACTTCATTCCTACCCTCTACTCCTAATCTAGTTCCTTCTAGAGCATATTCTCCTCTAGTAACATTAGCCTGATGTTCATAGTAACCTCTAATCTTTTCCTGTCTAGCAAACGTAGATATAGCTGCATCTTCTTGTTCTTTGCTAGTTAGGTCAGTCTTACCAATCTTCCACTTAGCCTTAGTTCCTTTGTCATAGGCATAGGTATTACCATCATCTTCTTTAATGGTAATAATATTGTCCAATGCCATATTGTGAATCTGGGCATCAGTTAACTTATCTGCTCTATTCTCTCCTCTTTCTGCTCTACCTTCTGCCTTATTTAGATAGAATTCTCCATGCTTCTTTTCAAGCTGTTGCATCTGCCTGTTAATATCAGCTTCTTCCATATTAGCCATATTACCAAGGCCACGAATCTTCTTTTCATATTCATCATCAGCCCTCATTTGAGGACGTTCATATGCAGACATTCCTAAATTATAACCAGCAGTAGCACTCTTAGTAGATAATCCTTCTGCTGATGCTGCTAATATAGCACCTAACTTTGCCCAATTACCTCTTTCAATCTTAGGAGAACCTTCATTAACAGCCTGTTGATAGGCCATTCTATTAGGTCTGTTAGAGTTAATCTTTTCATATTCTTTTGCAAGGTCATATGGATTCTTATTTGGGTCAGGAACTGCTGGACCTTGTAATCCAGTAATTGGAGTTTCACCCAATGTATTAAGACGGTCTTTAGGCATATTAACACCAAACATACTATCATCCCTTTCAGGAATAATAGGAGGTTCAGGCGCTACAGGAGCTTGCTGGTCCTGATAATCTAAAACATTAGCAGGCAGAAAGTTATTTCTTCTTCTTTGACGGTATGGGTTAATGGCTGGCATTGTAATATCCCTTAGTAAGGTCTTTTGCCTAATGCTTCAGGTCCATACTGTGTTAGATTGCTAGTAGGGAACTGATATGGACCAGTATTAACTGGACCTAATGCTTTACTAGCAGCTCCACCAGCTAATCCAGCTAATCCACCCATACCAGTAGCAGCGCCTAATCCAGCACCAACCATACCACTAATAGCAGAAGCATTTTCCATCGCAGTATTACCACGATTTTGAGTAGCCATACCCAACATCATACCCTGTGTATCATATTTATTGTTAACCATATTAAGTGCTTGGTTGCCAAAGTTATAAGTAGCATCCAAGTTAGTCTTATATAAATCATTCTGTCCAGTTATACCATATTGTCTATTAGCATCTTTTTGTTGAGTAAGCCACTTCTCATAATCAGCTTGTTGAGTAGCAGCTTGCTGATTTAGATTTTGACCATAAGCATCAAACTGACCTTTAGCTTGTTCAAACTGGTCTATTCCACCAGCCTGACCTAATCCCCACTGACCTAATCCAGACTGAGAATCCTGTAATCCTCTAAGTCCCTGTTGCTGATTAGCTGTAATAGCCTGTTGAGTATTTAATCCTAAGTTGCCAGCAGAACCAGCACCTTGTAATTGATTACCAGTTCTAAGACCAGCTAGCTGCATACCTTGATTAGATAAGAATTGACCGGCTCTTTCCTTTCCACCTCTAACAGATTCCTGCAAAGCCATCTCTTGAGCAAGTCTATCTTGGCCTTGCTGTTGAGCACCTTGTCTTGCCATCTTAAAGTCAACAGCACCAGCATTAGCTAGATTGCCAGTAACGCCACGCTGTCTTTCAAGTTGGTCTTTTAAGGCAGAGAAATAGGCAGGTGAGGAAGCAGCAGATTTAGCTCTAACTAAAGCCTTATCCTGGTCGGAATAACCACCAGTTCTTTCCTGTTCCAACATAGAGGCACGATTGATATTAGCCTTATCTTCATCAGTAATACCACCAGTCTTACCAATATCAGACAAAGTATCTACATTACCATATATCTTATCTAACTGGCCTTTATCAAATCCACCACCCTCACCGGCCAGCTTTCTGAAACCAGCATCAGCTTCAGAATAATCTGGACGATAAGCTCCAGCATAAGCTGAAGACTGTCCGGCTAATGGATTAGTAAACTTATTAGTGCCTGCTCCTGGGATATTAGCATAAGAAGCACGCATCCGGTCTTCATCTTCTTTAGATACACCAGGACCTGAAGCATAATCGCCATAACCTTTAGCGGTATTGGCATAATCATCCGTAGCTCTGCCCCAGGTGGTATCTCCTTTATCAGTTAACTCACCTGTCTTTTTAGTGTATTCAGTTTCAGCTTGGCCTACTTTGCCTTTGCTGATATTATACAGCTCTTGCTTATCGCCTTTTCCCATTGTTGTCTAAATCCAGAAATAGAGGTGTGCCTTTGCATACCCCGTAATTGAAGCGTTCTACTAAAAGCTGGGCAAAGTCAATGTCTTCAACAAAAGAATGAACCATGTCAATGCCACGAGCTTTAGTAATTTCAGTAGACTTTTCTGACAACAACTTTAGGGACTTTACTTTTGTAATCTTAGGGCTATCTACTGCTGGAACAAATACTATCTCTACTTGTTTCTTTGTATATCCCCAAGCTACAATTTTTCCTTCGTGCTCGACAACAAGAACATCTAACATATTCCTGAAGTCTGGAAACGGGAAACTATGGCCTTTATGTATCGTTAATAGTTCAGGCCAATCTGTTACCTTAGCTGGCCGGACTTCCATTTTTCATCCAAGCTAAACACTTCAATGCACCACGACTGGACTTACCAATAGACCAAGGGACTTTTGAAATATAATCAAAGAGAATATCAAACTCAGGGTCATCTACTACTAACTCAAGTGGCAATTTACTATTTTCAACAATATCTAATTCCCTATCCGGCTCCTGACTACCAGCTACTAACTTACCACAAGCACAAGGTCTGCTAATAGATTCAATCTTATCTAATAAAGAAATCTCTCTATTGAGGACTGATAATCCCTTTTGAGTATTCTGATTTCCCATGATAATCAAACCGTGGAAAATATACTCAAACCGTTCCTTACTTAAATCATCATTATCGAAATGAAAGTGTCTAATCATTACTAATCCTTTCTACACCAAACTACTGTTAAATATGGAGGCCAATGGTCAGCCCATCCAGTTTCTCCACTAACTCCATGACTATGATTAGGAGCAGAATCTACACGTCCATATACTTGAACAGTATGGCTATGGTCCCCTACTCCATCTGTATTTCCACTACCACTAAAACTAAAACTATGAGTATGGCCTGGAGCTGATGCAGATACATCATTCTCCGCGTCAGCCCTTATATAATCATTAGGCTCTGCGTCTGTTCTTCCACCACCACTAAAGCTAAAACTATGTGAATGTGCTCCTGCACCATCTGATTGATGAGCATTACCATAACCGTGGTCATGTCCACCGGCTCCATCTGTTGAAGTGCTAAAGCCATGATAATGATTAGAACTACCACCAGCACTACCATATGAACCAGAACCAATAGGGAATCTATTATCTAATGCTGCTACTCTAGTCCAACCAGCCGGACAACCTGTATCAAATATAGCAATTAAACCTGGAGGAACTGAAGCTCCAGCAGAACCAGGAGGCGGTGCCCAAACACCATCACCTCTTAAGAAAACAGCTTGACTACCTGAATAACTTGACCCTAAGAAAGAAGGATGAACAATTCCCTGATTGATATTATAACCATTCAGAGCAGTTAAATTAGTTCCAACTCCATAGAGAGCACCAGTAAAGTTATTAGTTCCAGTCCAAGTATTGTTACCATCCTTATAAGCAACATTAGCAGGAAGCTTAGCAGCAGGAACTACACCTTGAATAGCATTAGCATTGACCTGAGAGATACTAATACCAGAATCAAATACTACTCCAGAACCATTAGAAAGTAATACGGTTCCTACACCACCTAATGATAAAGATGCACCTGTTCCACCCCTAGCTAATGCAATAACGCCAGCTGTAATGTCTGATGCAGAGAAATTAACACCAGTAATAGAACCACCAGTAATAGCAACAGCATTACTATTCTGAGTAGCCATGCTGCCAAGTCCAAGATTAGCTCTTGCACCAGCAGCATTAGCAGCACCAGTTCCACCACCTGCTAAAGATATTAACTTAGGAACCCAAGATGTAAGATTCCATTCCTCAAATATATCAACAGAACGATTGTATCTAATAGCATGGTCTGGAAGATTAGTTGGAGCACCATAACCAATAGTTCCAGCATCAGCTATCTTAGCATTCATCTCATCGACAAATGCTATGTAGCCGGATGTAATTGTTGGAAGATTCCAGTTAGCCATTAGTTTTCCGTTACTAACTTATCAGGTGGCATTAAAATAGTTGGTCTAGGTGCTTCAGGTTGTAATGGCCCTGCTGGTGGTGGTATTTCTGGTAATAGATTTTTCTTTTTCTTTTCAATATAAGCCTCTATTACTTCTGGAGTCCATACTACACCAGCTACATCTCTAACTCTTTGCGGTTTACCTTCTAAATCATCACCAGGATTGGAGACATATCTATTATAAGTTCTAGAAATCTCTACTAGATTTTCATATATAACAGTATCCTCACGGACTTGCATTTCTCCACCTTGAAGTATTGTAATGAGGCCAAGTTCTATTTTCTTTTCTAACATTATGTTGGTGTCCTATAAGTTCCGCCGCCAATCATTCTTCCAGCCCCTATATTACCCACATAAAGCATACCAGTTCCACTAGAACCTTCAGCATTAGTAAAACGAAAACTAGCAGAGGCAGCATTTGGGTCAATCAATATACCAAACCAAGATACAGAGTTTGTTATAGTAAAATATGATACTTGTCCAGAACCATAATAACCAGAATTTATAAAAGGAAAACCATTTAAAATTGCAAAACCTTCTACAAACCCATAACTTGCAATTTGAAGGTCAAATGTAAAAGTAACAACATTTCCAATCTTAGTATAGCTTCCATTTTGAATTGCATATGTTGCAGAACCACCATTAGAAGAAGAAAAATAAGGAGTCCAAGTTCCTTCTTCATAATCATCTAAAGAATTTGGAGCAGATTGTGATACTTGTGCATTTAGAAAACCAATATATTGTGGATGAACTCCAGCTTCTATTTTTAATCCAGTATTAGTATATAATCCATAACCACCATGAGAAGCAAGATACCAACCACCTTGAGAACCCGCTATATCAATACGCCCAGGATAAATTACACCCGTGCTCATTATATAACCAGTTGCACTTAGAATTCCATTAGCAGCAATACTAGCAGCAACAAAACTTTCATATCCAGTGCCAGGATTATCATATGTTCTAATTCTACCAGAAGTATCTACGCCAATCTGTGATGCTACTACTCCATGCCAATGAAATGCTATTCTTGGGCTGTCTGCATTTCCTACTTCAATGTGAGCTAAGTTGTAAGGTAAACCACCTCCACCAACTGCATTGATTCTACCATTAAATTGACTAGCATTATTAAATGTATTGACATTAGTAAATACATTAGCAAGGTGAGTTTGAACAACAGTAGCAGGCAATACATATGGTGGTGGAATAGGAGGAAGATTATATATTTGAGTGTAATCAATAGGCAGAATTAACCAAGGACCTTTTCCTCGTCTGGTTATATCTGTGCTATATTCGTAGTATTTAGCTACGGGATTATACCTAATAAACACTAAACAACTCCTCTTGCTTTCCAAGAAACAGAAGCACTTTCCCTATTACCAGAAGAATCAAATATAAGAATCTTAAAATTGTCTTTATTCACAGCATCACAAATAGAATATAAAGGTTCTACGGAAACGGTTGGTGTTGCTGTTACTGAACTAATCCCTGTAAATGTTTTATTATATGTTACTAATGTTCCATCTGCATCTAAAGCAGAACAATCAATAGTTCCAGAATCTAGTGTTAAAGTAACATTCAACAGAACTTTAAGATTAGATATGAAAGCAAGTGATAAATCATCTGCATTAGTAAATACCCACTTAACTTTAACATATTGAAACTTATTTACAAGAAGACTATTTGTTATAACAGGAACAGAATAAGTAATGCCATCTTCTGAATGAGAAATTTCTGTATGAACAAAAGTAGAACCAACCAGCTGTGTTTTGTTATAATCAGCAACAACAGTTAGCTTCTCATATAACTGGCCGAAATCAAATATTTCTTCATAAGAACCTTCTCCAATAAATGCTGGCTGGAAATAGACAGGATAGCCGGCATCTATTTGGTCTTGTGGAGAACCAAAACTATTATTAACAAAGTGTTCTTGCCAAGTTTCAGGAGATATAACTGGACCAACAATACCTACAATGTTATCAATAATAGTCTTTTCAGTATTTACATAGATTCCTGTATAATCAGCTTCTAATTCATCTACGAACTCAAACTCTGATGGGTCATGTAAATCGGCAGTTTTACCACCTGACCTTTGACCAACATTACCTACTATATCAACTGCTGCTACTTCATATGTATAAGTTCCACCTACCTGCTCTTGTATTAACTTAAAAGTTCCAGCTATGGTTCCAATCTCTATATTGTTCTTATAGATGATATAGTGACTAATTCTCCATGCTGATGCAGGAACAGTCCATTTAAGTAATACAGTAGAAACTACTACTTCTAATGATAAATCAGGTGGCCCTATTACCGGAACAATTAAGGTAGCAGAAGCAGGAAGGCCAGGAACACTAGCAAAGTTCCAAGGCCGTATGATAAAGTTATATGTTCCATAAACAAGGTTGAGAAATACAGGGTCGATATTAGCCACGTCTGTTGCAGTAACAATAATAGGCTTAGCACTATCCCAATCCAAGCCCATCTTAATCTGATACCGAAAAGCACCTGGTAAGTTATCCCAATCTAATCGTAAGTTATCTGGGTAGGCAGTTCCAGTAAAATTAAGAACTGGCCCTATTGCAGCAACTACTCCACCTTGATTATCTCCAACACCAACAACAGAAGGAGGAAATACCTCATTGTTAATCCTATATAAATCATCAATCAATAACTGTAGTGCTCTGAATAAGGTTGGATTAGCCTTATCATCAATACGAATAAGATTGCGAACTGCATTCTCATTAGACACGAGCGGTTTCCATCCATAGAGGCTTAACGTCTACAGACAAATCAAATATGACAAACTTATCTCCTGCATTGTTATTGGACATTAACTTCACAGACATTTTAGTGTCTACGAAATTGATAGGCTTCTGGTAATGGAGCCGGGGGAATTGAGTTAAGTCCCAAGCCGGTGGTATTACCTGTTTAACATTATTAGTTCCATAGAGATAGATGTTAAGTTTACCTACTCCTTCTGCTCTAGACTCTAAGAAACCATAATGGTTAACAGAATGGCTACCTTTCATCGCCAGCAGGTGAGTATGAATATAGCTAGTAATCCTAATATTATCATCCAGGTCAACGGTGTAATCCTGTTCATAGATATTTCCTTCAAATCCAGATTGCTTAAGGACAGTTTCCTTATTAGCATTAGCATCTAATACAATACAAGAAACTTGCCAAGGCATTGCCCAAATAGACCAACGAACTTGTGAGGCTACTAACATGCCGTATCTATTGAAGGAGTTATTGTAATCTGCTTGAAGGATATGTGAACACTCAGTAGAATTGTCCAAAGGAATAGCAGCGTAAAGATACTTGTTCTCCGGGTCATCGACGACTTGAACCTTATTAAAATGATTCTTGTTAATCCTTAACCAAATGTCAATAATATTAAGAGTAAAAGCCGGGTCTTGGAATCCGCCTCCTTCATAACAATAGATTCCAGACTTATCTCCTTGAAAGAATCTCTTAACGGATGTTCCTCTAGAATCAAGTATCTTAGAAACAGAGAATACTTCTGCTCCTATTGCTTTATCCAGAGGGTCAGCACGCCAAGTATCAGGGTCATTACCATTATCGACAGTAATATACGTTCTATCCTGTGTTTGTATGAGTAACGAGGTTTCATGGTCAACAACGTTTTTAATAGAACTAATAGCGTCAGAAGGGTCAAGATATAACAAACCACCTGTAGAATCAAACGTCTCAACATATAAGGCTTTTGAGAAGAATACATAATGCTCGAAACCTGGAACTCCCCATAGACACATCTTGTTATTGTAGATAGTTAAGCCTAATCCACAAGGTAATGTAGACCGGCTATCGAATAAGAAATCAGCAGAGTCAATCAGGTCATCATCAAAGAAGTTAATATCATTTAGGACGGTAGTAGTATTATCTGGAATCCTGCCATTAGGAACAAAGAAATACTCATAACCAAATTGATTCCCACTATAAAGACCAGCAGGAATAGACTTGGTAATGATTAGTCTTCTGGCAACAGTTCCAGCTGGACCAATAGGAATATCACTTACATTTAATCTGAAACCGCCCGGACTATCAATATCACCAAATACAGTAGGACCAGGAGCAGTAAGGAACCCTGAAGAAGTTTCATATAATACCGCCACCAGATATTTACCAAGACCTAAATCTCCAATGGTAGTAGAGATAGCTAATGTTAAAGTAAAGCCAACTGGAGGATAACCACCTGCCGGTCTTAATGTTCCAGGTCCAGCACCTTCATATACTTGAATAAAGGTTCCTGGTATCCCTTCAATCCTATCATGGAAAGTAATGTATGCCCGGTTGAGAAAGTTTACTGCACTAAAGTCTTTATATAGGACATTAGTAACGAGAGGAGAACCATAAAGGCTATCCCACAAATTACCATCAGTGTCCAGAATAAGATAGCGAGAAGTCTCATTGAGTCTCTTATAAACAAAATACCTGCGAATATTAGCAAGGGTAAATATTTTAGTGTTTCCATCTCTAGTTTTAACCTCAATCTCCTCGAATTGAGTATTAAGTGAGTCGATGAAGAATCCTGGCGGACAGGCATCATCCATACCATTAGCATATAGACCTCTAAAGGCCGTAATGGGAACTTGGGTATGGTCCCGTAAACTAGGTGCTCTGGCTGGCATTAGCTCTGTCCTTACCAGGATTCCTCAAACTGTAATTACATCATCTTATCAAAGACAAGATAGAACGTAATTACATCTCCTGAGACACCGGCGGGCACGGCAGCAGCAGGAACTTCAGCGCCACCAAAGGCAAGAAGTTTTAGCTTCTTAGTAGTAGGATTATACTGACCGAAGTAAGCTAATCCCATTACTAAGGCATAGAATGGCTGAGAACTAATGCCAGGTAAAGGAACACCTAAACCAGCACCATCAATCATATTGGCAACAAAGTCTAAAGCGTTACCGCCAGTTGTATATGTATCTGGTGATGCTGCAACAGCTAATGTTCCTACGACGTGAATCTTTTTTCCGTCATCCCAGACTCGCTTACTAGTCGGGGTCATCTTTGCTTCTGCCATTGTTGTGCTCCTTAACGAGTTTGGTAAGTTACTGGTCTAGTTAACCGGAAAGCTCTACGTCGAACCGGCCTGGCATTTTGCTTCACTTCTCTCTTTAACAACTTGTTTAACTTTGCGGTTGCTAGACTTTCTAAATCAATCGCTTTCTGTCTGTTCTGGCCGATATGTTCAGCAGCCATAGCAGCAGTATGGTAAGCCAAGTAACCTAACGCATGAGGTAATTCAATAATAGTATTGGGTCCCACAATAGAAGTAATTAAGCGATAGTATCTAATCCTAATTAATTTAGCTTGGTTGGAAGGAACAAGGTTAATAGCCCCCTCTCTCCAAGAATAAACACTTAGTTCAGAACCACCAGATGCTTTATTAGGTAAGAAGTCTCTCTGGTCAATCTGTCTATATGCTTCGTTAGGTTCTCCTACATTCTTTTCAAATAGCTGGATAGGAACAATAATATCATTGGGTAATGGAAGGGCATTACTGTTAGCGGCAAGAGGAATATCTGTTAAGACTTCCTTTTGAACAGTAGCGCCGTTGTCAACCATAGCATCGGACAAATCGTCATTAGCAATCTGTAGAAATGGTAACAGGGTAGTATCTGTAAACAAATCTATAGGTAAATCATTCAAGACTGCTCTTGACTTATTAAAAATGTCAGATGCTAGTGTTGCCATTGTTACGCCTTAGCTGCTACCTTTTCAACAGGAGCAGGTAACTGTGGAACTGGAGGAATCAATCCAAAGCTAATAGCCTTCTCACGGTTAAGAATAGCCTTGCAATGAATACAAATAGCTGCTCTTGCATCCACTTGAGTAAAGCAAGCTGGACAATCAATCATACCAGCACCAGTGTTATATTCAACAATCCAGTCTGCCTTATAACCTAAGTAACTGGCAGCATATCTCTGGTGGCCGGAAATTAAACCCAGCTTATGATACTGGTTCCAATCATCATCAGCCTTCTTACAGAGATTCTCAAACCAACGAATCTGTCTTTCTTTAAGAGCTTGTAAAGCATCTTTATGTTTAGTGGTAACTTCTAACCGGGTAACAACACCAGGAAACCACATCATTCCGGGTCCAGCATTATCATCAGCTTCAATAACAGTATTTATGAAATCATCCACGATAGACTTAGCAATATGATGAGAAGCAACCGGAATAACAATATTATGGTCCGTAGCAGGAAGGCGTTGAATATAGGATGATTCTCTAATCTCCATGAGAATAAAGTTATCTTTTTCCGCCGCGGGGATTTTGAAGTATCCCGCATTGATTGGCTTAATCTCTACTGTCTCAAAAGGACAGATTGATAGAATTGTTGAAACAGGTCCTGTCATTGTTCACCCCAATAGCGTTGACTTTTCAAACGTAGGTAATGGCTTTGTTGACTCTGGTGCATCAAGAATGCCGTAAACTTTCTCTGATTCCTTATCCATCTTCTTTTCTTCAATCTGTCGATGGTCTTCTTCGTTAAGAAACTTTTTCTCCACATGTTCTAATTGATGAAGAAGAAACTCTATTGCTCTCCAGTTAAGGTCTAGACGGTTGTTATCTTTGTCTAGAAAAGTTAAAATCGGTTCGTAAGTGTGCTTGTCGTGAAACAAGTCTTTTCTATTCTTATTAGGCTCAACTCTTTCAAGGAGCCAGCATGGTTTAGCAAGATACCAGTATTTCTTAATCTCAACTAAACCTTGTTTTCTTCCTAGCCAGATACCAGTTTCTTGTGTTAATACGTCGTAGGAACCGTATCTCTTTTCAGTCTGTAATTCAGACCAAACTACTCTATACTTGGCTAACCCGGTTAAAGGTTCTTTGCCATATAACTTAATCAATCTTTCGTTTATAGTCTTATCTAATGCCATATAATTACTTGTCGGATTGGGGGACTAGAAGTAAGGCGATTCACCTCTAGCCCCCCTTTCCTACTTACAGTCGATGAACCTTAGTAGCCTGTTGGGACTTGAAGGTTGTCGATGTAAGCCTGTGCTGGCGGACAATCGCAAAACAGATTCCACGAAGCAACGATGTAGAAAATCTGGCTTGCAGCTACTCCACCACTAGTTCCACGCATCTCGAATATCTTACGGCCTTCTACCGTGTAATAGTCGATAGGCGTTAATTCTGCCCGACCCCAATGGTCATTGGTCAGAAAGTCAATCCTTGTCTTATTCCAGACAAAGTTTGGCTTGATTGGTGCGCCGGCAAGTCTCATGTTCTCAGAGAAGAACAAATTGAGACCTTGTTCAGAAGCTTCCTTATTGATAACGGAAACAAGCTGACCTAAAGCTTCGTATGCCTGAACCTGACAGGGGTGCATCCAAGCTGTAAGTGGAGTCTTGTTATCCATTCCCAATCTATCGCCAATAGCATTGATAGCTCTACGGGCGAAAGCAGGAGCTAAAGCAGCAGAGGCAGCATTGACACGATTAGCCTGAACTTCTGGCGTTGTTGCTCGTGGCAATCCTAACCAATTACCTACTGTGCTATTCTGAACGTGATATGGAACACCAAAAAGACCAACTGGTGTTGCACCAGCTAATCCTTCAGGAAGAATCACATCACCAGGAGCAACAGCAGCAACAGTCGCATCCACTGTAATACGCTTGTTTACCAAGTCGTAAGCAATGATTTTGACTGGAGTTGGAGTCTTGGTTGCTGCCAATGCAGAATCATACACAAGAATCCGCTGACCTTTGCGAAGGAGCTTTACACCATAACCATCGGTGGTCATAGTGAAAGTGTCATTAGCAAGGGTAGTAGTAGACAAAGAAGTAATGGTTCCAAGAACTCCATTACCTGCTGTCATGCACTGAGATTCAGTCTGACGACGGAACTCAGGCATTGCCTTTGCCATTAACTCTTTGAAGAGATTGATAACACTCTTTCGAGAATCATCAGTTCCCCACTGAGCTTTTGTGTTCCACTGAATAGCGTGCTTGAAGTTAACGGTGTTGATAACAGCCTTGTCGTAAGTCTGTCCATCACCGATACCTAAATCTCCGCCATCAGGGTTCCAGTATCCGAAATAGCCACCAGGTCCGATAGCTAATGGGATTCTCATATCCCTTTCGGAAATGACTTCCACGTCTTTCTTCTCGACCGTGGAAAAGAACTTAGCTGACTCTAACTCGTAAAGCATGGAGAGCTTCTTACGAACTTTCTCCATCTCTACGGAAAGAAGTTGTGTGCCGCCAACAGCCATTGTTTATTCCTTGTAGTCCGAATAGACTACTTAATGTATTTGGGTTTGCCGTTCAGAATGTCCATATCTGTAGTTCTGGAACGGTCAACTCTGCTGAAATCAATCTTATCTTCACCTTTATTGCCACCCAATCCAGCAGGAACTAATCGGCGTGGCTCAGACTTTTGACTGTCTTTGACTTTAATTCCAGCTTCTTTCAAAACCTTATTACGAATCGCTGGAAGTGCTTGTCTAGCTCGCTGGAGATAAGCTTTAACAATACGCGACTTCCAATCTGGTGAATACTTGGAGGATTTAGCCTGGTCAAACAAACTCTGTATTCCACCTAAATAGCGTTTGTCTGTTCCAAGAACTTCATCAACTCCAGCAAAGATGTCACGGATGATATTCCTTTTCTGGTAATCATCCATTTTAATTCCATCAAGCTCCTTAGTAATAGAGAGCTTCATGGAATGATTAACTACCTCTGTAATGCCGCCCCGGAACTCTTGAGCTTTAGTTCCTTCGTATTCCTGTTTCTCCTTCTCCCAAGCTTCCTGCTCCTTAGTCTTAGTAGCTTTCTTTCTCTCCTCTAAAGGAGCCTTAATATCCTGGGTATCGAACCAGTAATTATGAGCATGAATAGCAACAGCAGCTAAGTTTCTGTTACCTGATTTTAAGGCATCAGAATACATAGCCATAATAGCCCGCTTCATGGGCTTAAGCATTACTTCGCCATATAACTGTGGGTCTACCTTACCAATAGATTCAAGAATAGTATGAGAGAAATCTTCAAATGCTTCTGCACTAGTATTCTTAACTGCCTTAATGAAATTAGCAGTTCTATCTACATCTCCAGAAGCAATATCATTATACATAGCAGAAAGGAAGCCACTGTTCTTATGAGCATCTTTAGCTTCTTCAACAGTAGAGAAAACTTCCCCAAATGCTTTGTCTCGCTCTAATGCTTCTCTTAAGCCAGGAATCTTCTTAAAAAGCTCAGGTGCTAGCTTCTTAACATTCTTTGCTAAATCAGAAGCATCTAAGTCAGAGGAGTCCCCAGACCCATCAGATTCCTCGTCGGTAGAGCTATCTTCTTCCTCGGAGTCGTCATCGTCGCTTTCTTCATCGTCGGCATCTTCTTCGGTTTCTCCGTCATCTGATTCTTCGCCATCTGACTCGTCGTCGTCGGAAACCGATTCATTATCGCCTTCATCATCCCCATCGTCATCTCCTTGATTTAAGATGTCCTTATCGGTCATTCCTTCAGGATTAGAAACATCTCCAACGGGTTCATTTCCACCACCGGCAGGAGTTCCTTCAGGAGCATTTAATACTTTAATGAACTTGATAAACATTATCCACCTACTCTTGTTGAAGCCGAATCTGGCTCTTGACCTTCTGGTGACTCATTGGGTGTTTGCGTTACCATCATTTGCATTAACTGATGGGCTTTCCAATGCATCACAACATTTTGATAACCTGCTGGATTTTCAAACTTAACCTTTTGACCCTTGGAGCTGTTTAACCATACCTTACAAACTTCCATTTCTACTCTATGGTCATCGAACTCCTCGGGTGGAATAGAAGATTCAAATCCTATTGGAGAGTTAGGCGATGGGACTGGTTCAGCTTCTATTAAGCGGGCAATCTCTCGATACTGTTTAGTTCTGTCATTGATACCAGGAATATATAGTTCAGGAATAGCAAGAGCTTTCTTAACCAGTTCGTTGTTTTGCGGGTGGGAGATTAAGGACATTATCATTGGGTCTTTCGATTCAACCAATTGGAATAATGTATCCTTAATCTGGCCGGGTGTCATTGGTAACTGTTCAGAGAACTCTGGTTCACACTTACCTACTTCTCCGCGACCTAAAGCCATGTGGTCTACAGTAGTAGTGGTAAATCCACCGGAACCTTTTTCTACTAACTTCTCATCATATTCTAAATTCTTAGCATGTTCATTTACTGCCTTGTCAATAATATCTGCCCATAAGAAAGATGCGATTGTTGCTATTGTTCCTAATCTTTGAAGCGCCTGGTTTTGCGATTTCGTGTATTCGGTGGCCGTTGAAGAACCAGGAACAGAGCCTCCATAAACAGTAGGAAAATCTCCAGTAACAAACTCAGCAAGATTCTTATATTTTGCGTTAAGACCGACAACCTCTGGAGAAAGATTCGCAGCTTTAGTTTCAAAGAAGTTTTCGCCGATTCCTCGTCCAACTTCCTTAAATGCTTGTGTAACATTGCCAGGTTTGGCTTGTGCATCGCCATACTTATTGAAATCAATAGCGTCAGAAGCTATAAATAATTCAGAAATGCCATGTTCCATCGTCTGTAATTCAAGTTCATCAATTTCTGCATTGATGTCTTGAATCATTGCTAGATTCGTTCCGAGTGGCTCAGCATGTATAGAAGAAGAACGAGGGTCAATACCAATAGTCCAGTGCTCATCTAAATCCTCTGATATAATTTCAACCGCTTCGGTGTTTATATAGATTACATAGCATCCGGTTGGATGAGCTTTGTTAATTGCATCCACTATTTCGCGGTTGGTGGAATCTTTACCACACATTAGCTCTAATTGCCAAGGTCTATACCAAGCACACTTAACAACTGCGGTATTTTGTGGTTGATTATTGAGATATACAGAAGGATAGCGAATAGTAGTGTCAGTTGCTGTATCAGCAGTAGAAGATTCTATATTTTCTACTAAAGGTTCTTCACCATTAGGTCCAGGAATACAGAAAATTGAGCGAAGTAAAGAGATTGGCTGGTCAAACTTGAGGATTAGGAAGCCACAATGCTCTTGTGCTCTAGCAGAGTATGGGACTTTTACGTTTAAGACACCAAATGGGTCAATACTAACTCGAGATTTCTCTTTATCTACTTGAATAGGAACAGAAACTTTTGTTGTTATAGGAGAAACTTCAGTATTTATCTGCTGTTGACAAGAAGCACACACCATTGATACGGATTCAGGAGCACCTTCACCGTATTGATAACCGCAAATCGGACATTCATGATTATAAGCGGTTTGGTCCTGCAAGCTAGTTTCTTCTACTTGATATAATCCATACTTTCTGTCTTTTCTGGAGTAGGAATAGACGAAGGGAGTTCCCTGATTAAAGAGTATGGTAAGGATTTTGATATAGAGGAGCTTTGACTTATTGTGTTTCTGAACTACTTTGGCTAAGGCGCTAAAGTTTTCAGCTTTATCTATATCGTCGGCATTATCGGCATCGGCTGGAAAGAAAAGAACAGAAGGAACACCGACAGATAAAGCAGCAATAATAGACTCACCGTGAGGCCGATAGATGTTGATAATACGAGGTGGAATACCTTCAGATTCTTTCTCGTCCCAGTTAGGAATAGCCCAATCATTAGTAAGGTTATCCCAAAACAATGTAACAATATTATTGAAATAGAGTTCAAGACGCTTTGCCTTTCTAACCCAAGCATAGTGAACCGCTTCATCTTCTCTTTCACAAGAAGATAAAAGGGAAGCCAACATACTTTTCCAATCTTCTGGAACAGCAGTTGGTTGCTTAGGCTTTTCCTCGTCGGTAGAATCCAATACCTGTTTGTCCGTCATCTCTGGCGGAGGTATTGATAATCCCGTTGGAGGTTGTTCTATTGGCATTTATTACTCGTTAACAATTTGTTTGTCGTATTCAGCTTCAGTTACAGGCTCATGCTTACGCTGATTAAATGCAACCTGCTCTCTCATCCTAGTATGGACTGACTTATATCCTCTGTTAGATTTGAAGTCTACTTCATTCCTAACTCTTTCAGGACGTTCTTCTTTAAGCTGAGCACGTAACCAAGCTATCTCATCCTGAAGATATACTATAAATTCGTTCTTAGAATTAACGAAAGCGTCGAAAGCCTCTACGTCTAAATGTATAACTCGAATCTTGTTTCTTTCCTTGTTTGCTCTCCAGGAACTCCATCTTTCTGTAATAAGATGTTTGGTCCCCGTTAGCCAATTCTGTAAGTGCTTCATTAGATTTTTGAGCATGTTCTAAACTTTTTGCATTAGCAACCTGATAGTCCTTAATTCCACCCAACAGGATACGCAAGCAATCGTAAGGGTCATCACCATCAAACTCTTTAACATCTTCTGCCTTCTTTCCTTCATCTGGACTATCTTCATATACACAAGCGGGTAATGTTTCTATGAGCAACGGACAACTGTTAAAAATCTGAAGCTTTGGAAGATTATCTTCTTCCTTTTGTGTTTCGAACATCCTAACATAATCCACATATGCTTTCTGCCCATAGAGCCTAAAAATCTTATCCGCATAGTCTTTATCAAAATCTCCATATATCTTGATGGGGTTCTCTTTAGGACTCCATCTTAAGAACTCATGGACTGCAATCTTTCCATTGATTCGATTCTTTTCCCCTAGTGTTACTGGGCACTTAAAGTCAGCGTGTCTTAGGGCGCGGGTTAGCTGTTCATATATAGTAGCAGGTTCTCCCCGGTTCTGGTCTGCTGAATGACATATAGCTACCTTTGATACTAGAACCTTTTCTTCTGGTTCAGTTAAGTTTACTAAATCTGAAAGGTAATCTACTATCAATCTTTCCTTTACTGCATACTCTCTATATATGTATATCCTACCAGTAGGAGCTAAAGCAGCCCAGTAAACAACAGTATAAGCAGCAAAACCCCAATCAATTCCAATAAAACGAGGCCACCAAGACGGAATAGTAAAAGGTTCAATAACATGCCTAGCATTATCCGGCTCATCTGATAAAGGTTCAAGTCTAAACTCTTTGAAGACTTGTCCTTCGTATGTATCCCAATCGCCATATAGTTTAGCTTTCTTCTCTGCTTCTGACAGAGACATTAGCTGCTGTATATATTCTGGATTGTTTGCTAATAGAGTTGGATTATCCTGAATCCTTGCTGGAATAAAGATTCTCTTTAAGCCAGTCTTTCCATCTATTAAGAGTTTATATCCTTCCTTATAAGGTTTAACAAATCTGTTTTTGAAATAGGAATGGCCAACATTTCCTGGATTCGTTCCACTTCTTGCAATCGCTGGTAAGTCGGCGCATCTACTGCGTAAGCGAGACATGACGAGATAGGAATATTGGAACTCTGTAAAATGGGTCGCTTCATCATAGGATATGAGATTATACTGGTCTGAGTCAAACTTTCTAATATCGTCTTCTTTATCTGCTCCCCCGAAGTATTGGACAGCTCCACTTGGGAATGTCCATTTCTTTTTTGTTTCATTAAATACTGCTCCTAATGCTGGATATATCTCTTTGCTTCTTGATATTAACTCTGTCTCTAACTGCTTTAAGTTTCTTCTTAATATGATTCCTTTATAAAGAGGATGCTCATGGAACTGATATATTAAGGGCATCCATACTACTACTTCCGTTTTACCCGCGCCGGCTGCTCCACCATATAAAGCTTCTTTAACAGACCAAGGAATAGAGATAAAATCATTCTGCTTCTTAGTAGGATTGAACTCTCTTTCTACTACAGAAGTAACTTCTATCTGTTGTGCCTTGGCTTGGAACATTGTCTTTAATAGGGACCAAGACTTTTTAAGAACTTAAATAATTTTGATATAATACCAGAAATGCTACTTTCTGACATCTCCTCTGATAGAATCTCTCTATTATCTTCTGTAATAACTAATTTTGCTTTATACATATTAAACAGCCGGCTCTAAATGCCACTGAACATTCAGTTTACCAACTACCCCATTACCGCCCGGACCTAAAGTAACAGAGAATGTTTTATCTGTCTGACCTGGGATATAGAGATTCAGAACTCCAGTTAAGTCTGGAATATCTGCATCCCATTTAATCTTGTCATCCAATCTAATAGTAAGTCTACCTGTAACTGGTGCAGCTTGAGAAGTAGCATCAGTTTGTTTCTTATATGAATACTGAATTGCATCAAGAACCCAAATCCTGTCACCTGATTCCTCGGGTGGCTGTGCAATTACTACAGCATTTCCTGGTGTGGATTCTGCTGAATCAGTATTGACTGACCTATATGTAGACTGATGACCTTCACCAATTAACTTGGTAATCATTGTTTATCCTGAAAAGGTTGGGGAGACTTTTTTGGTTGTTTGTTCAGCGTGAAACGCTTAGGGATTATTCAAAGCACGATACTCATTCACCTTTGCCCAGTAAGGACTGTTGTGAGGAATATGGCTCTCACCTTGTGGATACTGCTTGAGGAAGTCTCCAATCTCCTTTAACAAAGCAACCTTCTTTTCTCTGATTGCTTTTGCATCTGGAGTTTCAACAGACTGAGTTCCACCACCAGCAGGAGGATTCATAGCCAAACCAATCCTTACTTCACTAGCAGGTTTCTCAGATTGAGTCTGAGGCATATTAGCTGGATTGGATGGATTGACTGGAACTGTTACCGGACTCAATGGATTGTTGGGATTGGCTAACTGAGAGGGGTCATTCTCTTTAGGAGAACCCTGATTAGGAGAGTAACCAGGAAGAACATCCTTCATATCCATTGAACCATCTGGAATGGAGTTCTGAACTGGAACTACTGCTGTTGCTCCAACTACTGCTTTTCCTGTTGGAGACAATACCTTTCCTGTTGGCGGAGGTGTCTGCACAAGTGGGTCTTTTGGAACTAAGTGTGGATTGTCTACGCTTTTCTTTTCTTCGTTCATTGTCGGTCCCCTTTTTGTTTGGTCAGTTCACGATTCAGTGTTTGAATGTCCCACTTACAGAAATGGGAATTGTTGTAAAGTCAGAGAAGGTTGCTTCTCTAAAGATATTTCCATTCACAATAATCTGAACTGATAAAAAAGGAAACAAAGTAGGAATAGGATAGTTAAGAGGCAATGCTTCTAATGTTAGAAAGATAGAAGACTTAGTGCTAGTAAACTCAGTATTAAAAGGCAAAGTAGATATAACTTGTTGTAACCCGTCAGGACCTTCATATCTAATCCTGGTAGTAATGGCATTACCAGTCACCCGGAACTCTATCTTATCTTTCCATACATATTCAGATGGATTGGCTGGTAATATTACGTCAGTGCATGATAGAATGAACAACGCTGATAGGACGGTCAATACATACTTCATAACACCCCTTTTAGGATTTACAAACTAAACAGTAATGGATTGATAATGCTTTTCTTCCCGCATTGCAGGAACATTGATTATAATAGCTGTTTTGTTTCCTTTACCATTATCTTTATCACCATTAACTCTATCTAAGATTTTGGACATATCGGTGGCAATCTTAGATGCTTCTGTTGCAGAAGTGTTATGAAGATTACCCGCGACCTGACCTAATGCTGCTGCTAGATTAGTTACTAGCTGTTCTTCTATCTTCTTATTTCCTTCTAAAGTAGCTTTTGCTCTGTCTTGTATAGTATCTTTAATATCATCTCTTAGTTCTTTATCTAATCCAATAGTAGGTGATGTTAGTGCTCTAGAGGCATTACTAACTGTCATCTGAGAAACACCAACTAAATCTGCAATATTCTTTTGAGTATCTGTTTCCTCTAATACTCCAATAAGAACTCTATCCTCATGAGTTAAACGTCTCTCTGGCTTCCTTACCTTTCGCTCTCTTTCAACGATTTGAACTTCAGTTCTCTTTAATCGTTGTTCTAGTTCTTCTTTGGTAATATACATTTCATTGTTCTCCAGCTAAGTATCGTTTGAATTCTCTACTTTTTGGTATTGCACGATACTTGTTGAATTTTGTAATATTGTTTGTTCTATAGAATGTTAAGCAAGGAGGACAACAAGCAACTTGTTCTTTTGTTTCAAATCTATGGTTGCAACGAATACAAATCTTTTCAGTTAAAACTCCATTATACTTCGGAGTTAATTTCTTTATGAGTTCTCTTTCTAATTCTCTTGGATTATTTGTATGCCAAATGTCTATAAAATCTTCTTCTAATCGTTTCTCTACTTTACCTATAACATGATGATTACCAAATGGCCTCCAGCTTCCTATAAAACTCATTCCAATATATAAGTAAGTTTCTATTCTTCTCCAACCATATACTATTCTTCCTTCATAAAAATCATTCTCTTTTAAGGACTTGATTGGGGATACATCAACCCAAGTGCTCATTACCTACCATAGCACGTCTGTCAAGCGTTTTTTCCTAGCAATTTTGCTGTCCACACTTTGTCCCTAATCTGGGACTGTCCCAATTATTTTTCTAAATTTTGTTTTTCAATATTTATCTTAACAATCCTTTTCTACTTTACTGCAACAATCCTTTTTATACTTTTGGTCCAATATCACTCAGTATCTACCTTTCCCCGCTGACATAAGATATGGAACCGTAATGATTTGGGGTATGGGGTAGGGGGTATACTATACTCCAGTATACTATCATTAGGGTAAATGACCATAGGAAGACAAATGTCATCTGTCAGGCAGAATGGCAGACTTCTTATCCTTTGGCCTTTCAATTACTGGCCTGTATCCTCACATTAGGTCTGGTATAGCCGTTGCACTATAGGTCGGTGCAAGGCACGGCGGGTAACATTAGGCTTTGCCTTGTGTCTTCCCTTATTGCGCTGGAAAAACATCCCAGAGATAAGGCCGGACATAGTTCTTTGACAACTGAATATTGGCTAATCCAAGGGTTTGGATTCCCTAAAGCTGACGAGCCTTTCACTGGAGAGGTAAGTCAATGACCGAGATACTGAATACCGTCATCTCATTCACGCTAAACCTTTGCCGTATTTCACGGCGAGGTAAGGCAGCCAAGGGGCACGTTACGGTCCATACGTTTGGCATTCCCGTTCTTAACCCGGACGGTATTGCTAAGGACTGGGATTACACGCCATTCGCAAACGGCAATATGTCGGATGCGATTGATGCGGTCCGTAGTCTTGGAATCAATCCTGTAATCGCTTTATTGCAGGGTGCCGACTTGGTAAACAAGTCTGATTCCATGCGTAAGCAAAACCAGCTCGGATTGCTTACGGCCAGAGTCCTTGAGATGGGATTGGCTCCAGATACTTCAGCGGCAGCTAAGATTGCCGATGCAATTCTGGAAACAATCAGACTCCAGCTTAAGGCTGGAATGGACCCGGACGATATTCCAACAGTAGAGTTTATGTTGGAATCCAAGCGTAAGAGACTGGCAAAGACAAATGCCAATCTTCCGCGACTCGTGGACAACCGCAATATCATTCCAGTCGATGAGATTGGTGATATTGAATCTGACGATGATTCAGACGATGAGTTATCCGATGATGAAGACAACGACGAATCCGATTCAGACGATTCTGATTCGGACGAGGACAACCGCCTGTAAGTTAACCCGGTTCGTCAGCTTCATGGAGTCCAAACCTTAGGATAGATTAGTGGGCTAGAATAGGAGCACACTATGACAGAGAACGATAGAGTAGCCAGATTGATTCTCCAGTTCTGTTTGGTGACTGTAATGAGACAGAAAAGTCATTACAGAATGTCATCTGAGGAAATGGTTAGGGCATTCCTTACGTTCGTTAGGACTCACAACCTACAATAACCTGTAATTCAGCCCACTATTCAATCCTAATCTTTGGGTTAGCCAATATTCAGTAAGTTAACTCTATGGGAGTAGCAATTTTATATTGCTGGCTTTGTAATCCGAACTCCAGCTCGTGTATAAATTAAGGTTTATAGAATATGAAATGATAATATTAGTGTCTAAACAACTAAAGCGAATGACTTTTCCAGATACCTTGGGGAGCCTCTGCTATTTGACCGTATATCGACCGTGTATCGACTGATAATCGACCGATATTCGACCGGCATAACCTTGGGTAACGAAAAGTGAGAATACCCCAATGTTTACGGGCCTTTTCGCTTACCCCTATAGGGCTATCCCCTTATTTCTTGCCTGATACCCTCTGGGGTGGTCTTAGGGGGGTGTGTGTTCTTGTCTATTTATATATATAAAAAAATATATACATAAAGAACAACACAAAAAGGTGTCACCCATAGAGGACAGGTAGACTCATATCGAAAAGTATGGTATACTCTACCAGGGGTAAGCTTAAACCCGCATAAACAAAGGGCCGGGAGCACTTTCCACTACCCAACCTTATACCAGAGGATAGCCGGTCGATAGCCGGTCGATGTTCGGTCAATAGCCGGTCAATATACAGTCGCTTCATTAGCCTTGGAAGAAAACGCACTAAAGTATAACATTGAAAATGTATATACATGATTAGATTATCGAATGTTAGTGTATATACATATAATCTATAGCTGTTAATTTAACGCTTTATATGTTTAGAATGAAAGATAACAACTAAAGAGGCTTCCAAAGATTAAACAAAATACAATATAACACTATAAAGAAGAAATGTCCTCAAGTTGAGACATTACGTCATAATATTGAACTGTGATATAATGGAGCGGAGCGAGCGAAGTCTATCTCTTTGGAATTAACCTTAGATTATAGACTTTATCTTAAGGAGGTAAATGAATCCAACCTTGTATATCGTCACAGTAATGGGTTGTGAAATCTATTACTACGGTTCTTTGGTGGTTGCAGTATGTGGTTCAGTAATTAAGGTTGGCAGAACCATTGAAACTGATATTAACTTCGAATTAGTTAACCGCTTAACCTGGGAGAATTGGAATTATGACGCTTAGAACAAAGTCTGAACTTCGTGCTGCTAGAATTGCAGCGAAAGCCAATGGGGAAAAGCTTATTGGAGAGCTTGCACTTCCCCACAATTCAACAGCCTCCAAAAGAACACTGAATCGTAAGGCTGGTAGGCTTAGGGCAAAGTTGAGAGCGGGTAATTGAAACAAGGGAAAGGGTAATTCCTTTCCTTAAGTCCTTGCACTATAAAGACATAAACAAGGATTTAAGGAAGGGATAAACCTTCAGAAAGGATATTATGACTGCTACTGTTATCGTGCTAGTGGTAAAGGCTGAAGTTTTGCAGGTTGCAATTCAAGAAGCCAAAGACAACGGCCAAAGGATTCTGGCTTTGTCACCCGCGAAGATTTACCGCACCAAAGTTACCGAATACACTTTGGTTGTTCAATAGTTAACAGACTAAAGAAAGGAGGTTGGACTATATGACTTGCAATACAGGGAAATACAATTTCAAGCCGCGTAATCCATACCTTCTTTCTTTAGAGGGGAATCATGGTAGGTTCATTATCTCTTGTCGTCATAGAGATATACTCCGTGCTTCTACATCTAAGCATTTCCGCTCTTGCTATTCCAAAGATGGAATTAACAGACATATTCCTGCTAGGCTTTGCACTAATCCTGACATAGCAATAGTTGGGGAAAAAGATAAGGCAGGAGATTGGCTTTGGAGAGCATTTATTCGTTACTCTAGGGTATCAATAGATTATGTTGAGCCTAGATATGACGCATATGATGATTGGATACGTGGAACTTACAGCAAACATAATCCGCCTATGTCTAAAGAGACTAGAGGTAGGATTGAAATGTTTCGCATCTATGGTAATTGCAATCTTAATGTAGATGCGATTAAGATTTTCCTTCAAGATTATGGGATACCGTTCTTTAAGTATTCCATATATGACGATGCTGTTTAGGTGGATATGCTAATGATTAGAAAAATAGATTCTAGTTAAAAGAGTAAACACAAAGGCTGATAGCCTACCCTCTTATGGGTCTCGGAGTTAAAGGATGTTCCATGCTATTACTTGCGGGTAATAGGAATCTGATTAGCTAAGAGTTGGGTAGATATTAGTCACTGTGTTAAAAAATATTAAAGATAACCCATAAGCTAGGTTAGGTTACTGCCTGAGAAACAGTATGCAATCCTAACCTAGACAGTTTCTTTACAGTTGAATTAGGCTCTTAAGTCTAATTGAAAGGTAAAGGAGATAAGATGAGAAGCAAGTCAATCTATGCTGTCATTGAAGTAAACGGAGATGATATTATCAATCGTGATGTTTCCGGTTGGTATTTCGAGAACTACAATAAAGCATTAGAAGTAGCAGGTAAGATGAACGCGGCTAATGATAGAGTTGATGATAAGAGAGTATTTCTTGTCATTACTTTACTTAGAGGTGAATCATGGGTGCAATAACAGCTAGCCGGATAAAGCATATTGCCGATGCTTTTATCATCATAGCAAAGGCAGACCATTACATGGTTAAGTTTGCCTCTGTTGCTACATCCGAGGAATTAGAAAAGGCAAAAGGATACCTCATCGTTAAATCAAACGCCGTAGGGAATAGGGACGAACTAATCGAAAAGGCGCTTGATTTAATCGAGAATGAAATCAAAGGTGTTAAGTTTATTGAGGGGAGAAAATGACTGAACAAGAGATAAAGGAGAGAATCCTTAATCATCTACAGTCTATTGCCATTCAATCTGTAGAGGCTCAATCTAATCTAGATGATTTAGACAAGCTAATTGATTTACTAGATGATATTGAGCGAGATACAGAAACTTGCACTAAGTTAGTAACTCAAATAGCAACAGGAGTAAAGGAGTAGCCAATGGATATGACTCTTTCTGCATGTGCCAAGTATGATTTCGAGAACAAATTGAAATACAAACTTACCGGGTGGGGTAGGATTTGTAAAGATAGAGAGGCTCGTGGAATTAGCCGAAAGGCTATGAGACTCAAAAAGAAAGAAAATAAGTAATGACCAAAACTTTAGATATTTCTTGGCTTTCTGGTTTATTAGAAGGTGAGGGATGCTTTTATTATGGTGATTCTCCATCAATCAAAGTAATGATGACTGATAGAGATACCATAGAAAAAGTAGCTCACTTACTCAAGATGCCAGTAAGTGAACAAAAGAAATACTCTAACTACAAACAAGTATATATTGTAAGCATCCACGGTGATAGAGCAATAGGTTGGATGTTTACCTTATATTCTTTAATGGGAAAGAGAAGACAAGCTAAAATTAAAGAAGTCTTAGATAAATGGAAAGATAAAGTAAGAAAGCAAGGGAATATAGACTCATTTATCTGTGGACATCCTAAATCACAAGAGAATACCTATTGGTCTGGTAGATATAGAGTATGTAGACAGTGCTCTATAGAAAGGAAAAGAGTAAAAGTCCTATGATAAATGAATTGATTAAGAAGCTTAGGAAAGCGGCAGATGCTTTAGACTCTCTATTGGATGGAGAACCAAAGCATAACAAGGCAGTAGAGAAAGCCATCCGCAAATCTATTGCCAAAAGAGTAAAGCCTCATTGGACCCAACTGCCTAAGAATAAGGCAAAGATGAAGAAAGCCATTCGTAAGATGAGGGCAGCTAAGTCTGCAAAGGTGTAAAAGATGGCAAATCGAAAGCGTAAAAAGTGGAATGTTATCCGTAGACAAAAGCCGATTCAAGGTGGCCGGGAATCTTTACCAGCTTGTGTAATCAAAGAGATTCTCTATGCTGTTGAAAAGGAAGCCATGAAACATAAGGTTTCCAAATCTTTTGTCATTGCAGTAAGATTGGCCCATAGTTATGGGATTAGTCAACAAGAGGAATTGTAAGGTCTGTGGAACTAAACCAGCTTTTGAAGATGGTGATTTTTGTTCTTGGGTGTGTCAACAGGTTTATGTTTGGCACAAGATAAGGATTGAACCTATGGGTAAATACGACGTAGATTATGAGCTTTACATAGCCTGGCAAAAAGAAAAGCAGCCAGTTATTGAAGCCATGATGACTGAGGAAGAAATAGAAACAAGAATTATCGAGATTATCAACATCAAGTTTTATGCCGAAAGAGAATGGCAGATGTTGCATATGCGATTGGATAAACTTACCAACCGCAAAGGTATTCCCAAATGGATTAGAGAAGGTAGAGATGCTCTAATTACTGACCCTCATATTAAAGTCAATTATGAAGGTGAGCCGCGTAAGAAAGAACCTAAAGAGAAGAAACCAAAGTCTAATCTCTTGAAGGAATTGCTCGGTATTGATATGGCAGAGCTTACCAAAGACTTTAAGAAGTCTAAGGAAGCGGGTAATGGAACTCCTAGTAAGCCTATTGAAACAAAGGTTACTATGGATGATTTCATGGACCAAATGCTTAATCCCAAGCCTAAACCTGTAGTTCCAGTGATTAGCGATGAAGAAAAAGCAGCTAAAGTTAACGCAATGAAAGAAAAGATGCGATTAGCTAAGGAAGCTAAAGAAGGTAAAAAGGAGTAGTGATGGAACAAATCCTATGTCCTCAATGCCTACAACCTAAAGAGGTTAAGGCAAGAATCAAAAGGATGGCTCGTTTGTCTTGCGGCCATCTAGTAATGGGTAATGTTCCTTCTATTAAAGAAGAACAAAACATTATCCAAGAGATTCAAACATCTCTAGACAATAACATAGAGCAAGCTCCGGTTAATGTGGCTCTAGATGAAATACCTGTTGAAGTAACCCCACCTAAATCAGAGTTAATCATTGACTCTGAAACCTTCCACAACACTAAGACAAAGGATTTACCTTATCCTTTCCAAGAAAAAGGTATAAGATTCGCTATAGACTCTGGATTCAAATGCTTAATCGCTGATGAACAAGGACTAGGTAAAACAGTCCAAGCATTAGGAGTTCTATTCTATGCGATGAAGCATTGCCCGGACCAAGTCTTTCCTGTTCTAATCACCGCGAAGTCTAACGTAAAGATGCAATGGTTAGTCCAGATAATGAGATGGTGTGGAATTGATTACATTCCCCAAATCATTGAGACTAGTAAGAATGCTCCGGTCGAAGGATTCAATGTCTATATTGCATCCTACGACATATTCCGCAGGTTCTCCAAAGTTACTCCAGTTATTCTCAAATCCAAGTATGGTCATGAAATTGAAACGACTAGAAAAGAAAATCCTTTCTATGACTTTCCTTTTAAGACTATCATTATGGATGAAGTCCAGGCAATTAAAGGAGATAGCCAAAGGACTGGAGAGTTAAAGCGAATCTGTGAGGGTAAGAATGTTATAGCATTAAGCGGAACGCCGATTAAGAATAGCGCCGCGGAATACTATACAATCTTGCATATGTTAGCTCCAGATTTATTCCCAACTAAACAGGGATACCTTGACTACTGGGTTAAGAAAGAGTATGTCAATGGTTACGAGAAGTATACGGGAATCAAAAGACCACTACAGTTTGCCGAATACACTAAGAACATTATCATTCGGCGAACTAGAGAAGAAGTTAAAGAAGAGATTGGTCTTAGAGTTACAAAGGCTAACCGAATCTTCTACCACGTAGACTTTGACGATGAAAAGCTTAAAGCCGCTTATAAAGCAGCGGAAGCAGAGTTTATCCGGGCGATGGAAGAAAGCACTAAGAAGAAAGACCCGGTTGAACTTATTGGTAGACTTTCTGTAATGAGACATTTGGTTGGTCTTAATAAGATACAGCCAACTGTAGACTTAGCTACAGAGTTTCTACTAGAGAATCCTTCCGGTAAACTTGTAATCTTTGCACATCACCAGGATGTTATGGAAGCAATCTATAAACTGGCTGGTATTTGGTGCAACGATGGCGGTTACGATGTTCCTTTGATATATCATTCAGGTCTTAACCAAACGGAAAGATTTGAGATGATAGCTAAGTTCGCGGATAACAAGAACATCCCATTCATTATTGGTTCAACCTTAGCGATGGGAGAAGGGGTAGATAGATTACAGGAAGTATCAAACGACTGTATCTTAGCAGAGAGACAGTGGAATCCTGCTAATGAAGAACAGGCTGAATCAAGATTGGTAAGAATAGGACAGAAGAAAGGGTTTGTTAATGCAACCTATCCTATTGCTTCTGGAACTATTGACGAATACTTTACCGAGATTGTAGAAGCCAAGCGTAGAGCTATGAAGGAAACATTAGACGGAGAAGTTAGTCAGTGGGATGAAACAGGATTGCTTAGTGCATTGTATGAAGCAATCACCGCGAAGGGCAGAAAACGAACTATAAAGGGGTGGTAGTTTGGCATACTATGATGAGACACCTAACGATAAAAGGTGTGAAATTGATTGTCTTATAGAGAATGAGGAGGATGAAATAGAGTGTGATAACCTTGCACTATATCCTATTCATCATGCCAAGCTAGGAATAACAGCTATGGTTTGTGATGAACATTACGAGTTGGCTAAGCGGTTAAGAGATGGAGATAAAAGATGACAAACGCAAGCAACAAAGTTAACAAAGCTCTAGTAGAGGTTTGCAATTCATATCACGATATGATTAGAGTTGGAACAGAAATTCTAACTGTTGCCACTAATGTTATAGATGGAAAGGAGAAAGACATCTATATTGCTAGAGCACAGGTAGAACAGGCAAAGGAAATCTATCTCCAAAAGCTTAACGAGATTAGAGATATTCTGGATAAGCTAAAGAAAGAATTGGAGTTAGAGATTCACTTGTCTAAACCAACCATTAACATTCATTAAGGTTTGTAATGAGAGGTAAAAAGATGCAAATAAAGATTACCCGCTTCACTGGTAGTGGTCATGTATTAGAGATTACTTTGACTACTAACAACATAGCTCACTCCGCTTTATCAGATGATGAAGATTTAAGGACTGAGATAACAGAAGGAATACATACTGCCTTAACTAAGCACTTAAGGAAAGAGGCAGCTAAGTATGTGAAAGGAATTGAGGAGAATAAAAATGATGAAAAAAGTAACGATAAGAATAATTGAAGTTAGTATCCACCGGAGTAAAAAGAATCCCCGGTTAGGACATGCTGTTGCTTTACTATTCCCTTGTAATCATCATCGTTACTTGGGATTAACTCTTTACAAAGGAGAACCTGGCACTATAGAGTATAGAAGTCAAGGTTGTAGAGTAATCAAGTTTGAAGACTACGATGTAATGGACAAAGAAGTTTGTAAACTTTGTCCGCATGAAGATATGTGGCTGGATGATTTAGCTACAGAGACTACATTAGAAGACTTTGCGGATATTCTTGAGGCTTTCGATGATTGAGTGTATACTATGGTGACTAAGATAAGGGGAAAACATATATAGTGTCACCTAATGAGGACAAGTTGACTTTAAGATAGGTCCGTGCTATAATGGACAGGCGGAGAGCATATCCGTCCGGCGTTAATTTAACCGGCGGAAAACTTAGGGTTTTAGGATGGGCCTGAAACCTTTTTACTGTAAACGAAAAGGGAAAAGAAAATGTCTATCGAATTGGTTGAAGTCTCAAAGAATACCCGCGGCGTTAACTCACGCGAGATTAAGTATCTTGCGATTGGTAAGTGGGTGAAAAAGGTTGTTGCCCGCGAATCCAAGCCGGTATTCAATGAAGATGGAACTCCTAAGCTGGATGAAAAGGGAAACCAAGTTAGGACTCCGCTTGGTAAGGACGCTGAAGGTAAGCTCATTACTATTGATGAGGAAGTTAACGAGTTTGAATCCGATGGCGTTCTTACTGATGTCGCGGATGCAATGGAACTCGTTAACAATGACGAGCAGGTTTTCCTCGATTGCTTTGCGGATGGCTTTAACGAAAGGCAATACGCAAAGGAAGCCGGTAAGGATGAACTGGACGAGTTTTTGGCTGACATGGAAATGAACGATGACCAGAAAGCGGTCTTTAAGAGAACCGCTCGTCAGCTTAACCGTGGAACTGGTGTCGAGCTTTTGGATGCCGCTGAAATGATTAAGGCAATGATTCTTAAAAAGAAGGCAGAAGCATTGGCTAAAGCACAGGCGGCGTCTGCGGTTCCTGCCTAATTCAATTAGGTAAAGGTTTGGAGAAGGGTCGGTGGACTAACAATCCATCGGCCCTTTTCCTTTTTCTACTCTAAACTTTTAATCTTTATCTATTGCTCTCTACACGCTTACGCCATAGTCCATAGTATCCTTATACTGGGTTGCTATAAAAACGCCTGAAACCTTACCAGAGGCGTGTATAGGGGCATTCTAGGGGCAAAGTGTAGCCTATGGGTGACACACTTGACAGAGTATACACGCTTATGATACAATATAAATAGGTAATCTATGGCTTCCAATAAAATAACTAAAGTGATTTATGGAAGCCACTCCTTTATCAACCTGCCAAATCAAACCATTGTTTTACACAGTAAGGATTTAAGAAATGAAAAAAATAAAGTGGCCTGTAAAAAAGGAAGCAACTTTTTGCCTGCAATGTCTAAAAGAAATAGACAAATCGAAAAGGAAAGGCTCAAAGTATTGCGGTCCAATATGCAGGTGGAGAAGTGCAAATCAAAAGAGACACTCATTTGCGATTCCAAAAACCCTGTTAGAATAGAAACTACACAATCAAAACTTGATAAGTATCATAAATTATATGATGACTTTATTAGTTCAATACCTAAACACAATAGTTAGTATACTCTCTAATTGGTGAAGCAAAGCCACTTGACAAGCCTACCCTAAATGTGCTATACTATAGTGTGCTCCGTCCAACTGTAGATATATCACTTTAGTGATTATGAAAGTCAGAGGATAAAGATGAACACTGTTTGGGACGTTGTAAGCGGTGAGCATACTATTATTCGACTCTATGCTTTTGGTTATGAGTCCATAGAAGATACAAAGGAAGCTGTAACCAATAAGGCAAATAAACCAACCAAAGGGGTATTAGTAGTTCCTATTACTCTAGTTAAAGTAGAAGATACTATATGGCCGAACAACGTATCCTAGCACTTGATTCACAAATCCTAGATGCAATTCAAAAGTGTCCGTTCTATACTTACTTAAACTTTGTAAAGAACTGGCGACCAAATGAGGTAGGAACACCATTAAAGCGTGGCGATTTAGGTCACACTCTACTGGAAACTTATTACAAATTACTCCAGAAAGGTTTTGACTGGAATGATGCTGTTGAGCAGGCAACTATTGTAGGTAGAGAACACTACTTAACTTTAGATATTGACCTAGCTCTGGCTGAATGGACAATCAAAACATTCCATCAATACTCTGAGTTCTATAAGTATGATGGGATAGAGATTCTGGGAGTCGAGGAATCATTTTCCTTTGTCATTCATGAGGATGAAGAACTAATCATTCTATATGAAGGCAAGATAGATTTGGACGCTAAGTTTCCAGTAATAGGTCCATCAATCTATGACCACAAGTTCCGTGCGATGAAAGCGGATTACATTGGATTAGATAACCAGTTAATCGGATACTCTGTTGCTAAGAAACTCAACATGGTATTCATTAACGAAATAGGAATGCAAAAGTCTTACGAACCAGAAAAGAAGTTTAGACGAGTAGCAGTTCCTATTGGTGATGGTGTTAAAGAAAGATGGTTAAAGAACACAATCATCTGGGCAAAGATTCTGGATTACAGTATACAACAGAACATTTGGCCTCAATCACATTTGAAGACTCCACCCGCGGGGGTTACTCAATGTGTAAAGTGTCAATACAATCGTATCTGTAATTCGGAAAACGATGAGGAAATGGCAAGGAAGATAGAAGACCATTTCCATATCGGAAAGCGATGGGACGTTGGTAACAAAATAGAGATAGAAAGTGAAGTAGCAACTAATGGCGAATAAACACATACACAAGTATCGGCTAAAGGATTTAGCTAGAAAGAAAGATGTTCCTCCATATCTTGTTTATATCTGTATTAAACAGGATTGCACTCATCACGTTAGAGTAGAGTTAGTAGAAGGTAAGCTATCTGAATGTAATCGTTGCGATAGTCCCTTTGTCATGAGGTTAGTAAAGCTAAAGCATGGTGAAAGGATTGTTGTAAGACCTCATTGTGATGATTGCACTAAAACGCCGGCCCGCTTTAAGAAAGAGAAACAGAAGAAAGAAGTAGTTTCCAGCTCTATTGACGAACTATTGAATAGTGTATTGCCAAAGGGGATGTAGGTGAGGAATATCCTTACTATAAAAGAAGCAGAAGAAATCTGGAACCTTTGTAGAGAGATTGATACTATACTCAATGCACCAATGATTGATTCTTCTAGAAAGGAAAGAATTAGATACGCAACTAATCTGATTAGGAACAGGCTTCAGCCTATTATTGGCACTACTAATCCTGTAGATAGAAGGGATAATCTATGATTAACATAGGAATAGTAGGTTCGGAAGCGGCTAAGTTTACATCGGAAACAGAGAAGATAGCAAGAGACTCTATCAAGACTCTAATAGATAGACACGATAGAGTAGTGTCAGGCGGTTGTCATTTAGGTGGTATTGATATATGGGCTAGAGAAGAAGCTACGAAACAAGGTATTCCCTTTATCGAGTTCCTTCCTAAGACTAGAAACTGGGAAGGATATAAGAAAAGAAATATCCAGATAGCTGAGACTTCAAACGTAGTAGTCTGTATAACAGTAAAAGAATTACCACCCGGCTATAGAGTTAGAGGATTTGAGAAGTATTGCTATCACTGTAAGACAGACGAGCATATTAAATCAGGTGGTTGTTGGACAGTTAAATACGCAAAGGGATTAGGCAAGAACGCTTTTGTTGCTGTCATTGAAGATGGAAGGATAGTATTAGCTGTATGATTGTATTAGTAGATAGATACAACTCAGAAGGTGAACGTATCAAGATAGATAGACTTGTCGTTGATACAGTTCAGATAAAGGAAAAGGTAATTATACTTGAAGGTGGAGAATTACCTACAACACAATATATAAGAGTAGCACCAGGTGAACCAATAGATATTCTTATATCAGAGGATGAATATGCCAAATCTTAATAACGTGTCATATGAAAAGTTTTTTCGAGGACTTTTTGTTGGAGCAACAGGTAGAGGTAAGACTATTGCTGCCTCATCTTGGCCCGGTAAGACTATTGTTTTTGACTTCGATGAAAGACATAAACCAATCATCGAATGGTATCCAGATAGAGTTAAAGATGGAGACTATGTTGTTGAAAGCATCCACCCAAAAAACTTCTGGTCCCATTTCAAACCACAAGTCAATGCTCTAGTATCATACAATCCATATAACAATGTTATTGTAGATGGTATTACTTCCCTTTCCACTACAGTTGTAGTAATGCAAATGTTAGTAAAGGGAAGCTGGGCAGATTGGTCTTCTCTAAAAGGTTCTGACGAATCTAAAGGTGCAAAGGTTACAACAGGTGGAGTAATGGTTCCTTCATGGGATGAGTTCAATGGAGAAGCAATGATTATCTCCACTCTCCTAGAGACATTGAAGTCTTTGAAGTGTAATCTCTTTGTTACTGCCCACCCGGTTAGCAGAACTGCAATAGATAAAAAGAAGTCTACCAAGTATACTTCCATTACAACCTTTGGTCCTAAGATTGAATCCATTATCCCTACTTACTTTGACGAAGTTTGGTTCTTCGATTATAAAGTAGATACGGATAGTATGGGTAAAGAAGTAATCCGTCGCACAGTCTATACTAATCCATGCGAAGATTACTTAGAGGCTAAGACAGCTTTAAAAATTCCAAGCCAGATAGATTACACGAACAAGAACCTTTATGATTTAGTAAAGGAGTATCTATAATGGACTTCATTGAATACATTGAGTTCATTGCAAATAAGTTAAAGACTGCTGATAAAGCGGAGTATCTCAGGTTGACTATACTCCTTAGAGATACATGCAATGATACCATTATTAAAATTCAGAAATAAAAGATTATCTCTAGTCACTCAATTCCGAGGACAGGGATAATAAAGTGAAGACCCTCACTTAACAACAAAAGAGGTAAAGCAAATGGCAGACGACAGCATTGTTTGGGGAATCACAGCAGACGACATTAGCAAGAATAGACTTGTTGATGCTCCGTCTTGGCTACCGACAGAGATTGTTGATTTTGCAGTAGAGGATTCCAAAGCGGGAGACTCTAAGAATCTGCATATCACAATGCGTGTTTTTGCTGGAGACTTAAAGGGGCTTGAGAATCCCTTTATCTATTTCAGTGAGAAGATGCCGGTAATGGCAGCGCCACTTCTCGTAGCCTGTGGCTTTCCTCAGAATCCCGATAAATCCTTTTCGGTTAAGTTGTCGAAGGGGACAATGATTGGGAAGAAGTTTCTTGCTCATTGGGTGCGGGGAACTTACAACAACAAGCCGGTTAATCAGATTGATGATTATTCCGCCTTGCCAACAGTAGCGGAGTAGTCAGAGAGTTCCCTTTCTGAATCGGTTTAGTGTTGCAGCTGGGGAGCCAGCATTAGACTAAATAGGATTAGGGACAACTGGTTCTTTTCTGTTCTCCAGGATAATAAAAGAACAGTTCGTTTTTGAGGTAATATGGATAATCAAATATCATACGGTCATTTAGCACCAAAGTTAAAGTATGTTCTTGTATATTACTCTGACGGTTACACAGTTCTGAATAAAAGGTTTAGTGATTTGAACTATGCTAATCCTTTTGTTGAGAAGCTAATGACCAATCCAGACTTTCATTTAGTTGAAGTGCGGGTAGTAACAGAGAAGAAAGTAATCGCTCCCTTCAGTGGTGCAATTCCTTTAAGGACAGAAAAAGTGGACAAAACAAAAGTAGAAGAAGCATTTACCTATCACGCGCCAAACGAAACTCAAATCAAGCAAATGCAAATGATTAGAGAGAAAGCTAAAGAGCTAGCTTATCTAATCTTTGAAGAATGTCCAGCCAGTGCAGATAGAACTGCTGCATTGAGAAAGTTGAGAGAGACAGTAACAACCGCGAACTCCTCGATTATCCTTAACGGGATTATCTAGTGTGCGGTATCTAGGACCATACATAAGATTCCCTGACCAGAGAAAGTTTATGGTTATTGTTAAGGATGATGGTAGTAAGAGCACCATTACCTATGCAAGATACCTAATGCTTTCTAAAGTTAAGAGTCATGAAGTAGTAGACCACAAAGATGAGGACAAAACTAATGATAAAATGTCCAATCTACAGGTCTTAACTAGAGCAGAAAATACTGCAAAAACTACAAAGCATCTAGCTAAAGGTAGAAGAACAGAGACTAGATATTGTGGTTATTGTGGTAAAGAAATACAGCGGGAGATAAGAACCAGAAAGACTGGTTTGGTTTTCTGTTCTAAACAGTGCAATGGGAAAGTAAACCACTGATGCCCCAGTATTCCAACTGGTAGAGAAAGTGGACTTAAAATCCATACAGTGTCAGTTCGAATCTGACCTGGGGCACCATTAAGGAAAAGACAATGCCGTTACTAACAATCATAATCGTTCTACTCGTAGTAGGCGCGTTAGTTATGTTAGTAAATAAATATGGTCCTCCCTATATAGACTCCAAGTTCATAGTATTCATTAACATCATAGCGGTTGTAGCCACAATCATTTGGTTAATGAAAGTCTTCGGCGTATGGGAATACCTCAGCAAACTGACGGTCTAGAATATCTAATCAATAGTCTAAAAGAGCAGAGACATTGGATAACTGAAGTCTCTAATCTCTCTCAGCTAATATTAAGATTAGACAATCTAGGGAAAACTGCGTCTATACGTGACTTAGCTAATCTTATTAGTAGGTCAAAGTCCTGGGTTGGGGTTAGCATGTTACTAATTCGAGGTCTTAAAGTCTATCCAGAAATAGAAAAGTGCGGGAGTAGAAACGAAGCATACGCTTACCTAAAGAAAAAACAAAAACTAAGGCGGTTCCTAGAATCATGAACAAAATCTCTGTCA